ACTCTCTTTCTGGCGCCAATGTGTATAGTAAAATGAGGTATTCTTACTATACACCTAACGTAGCGGCAACTTTTGCCACAACAATTTCGGCAAATACAGGTCAAGTTACGTTTTCTTTAGACTCAGCCAATACGGCAAACATCACACCAGGTCGTTATGTATACGATGCTGTGCTTTCTTTCTACGCTGGTAGTGGTCAAGCGAACACAGTCATTAGAATCCTTGAAGGAATTGCAGAAGTTGCTCCTGGTGTAACATCGGGGTAACATATGGCAACTAATCCACCTTCATCAGTAAAAGTAACCATTGGTCAAAACACACCAAAAGTAACTGCGGTTTCTTATGGTGGTCTTCGTTCGCTTGCAGGTTCAACAGATTTGAATCTTGCCGGTGCTCAAGACGGTGACGTTATTGTTTACTCGCAATCACAGAAATTGTTTTACGTTGAAAATATTGGCAACGCTATTACATCTATTGATAACGGATACTTTTAATGTCATCAAATACAGTTAATGTACAGATACTAAGGTCCTATGGATCTTATCAACCAACAAACTTACTTGATGGGCAGTTAGCGTATTCCTTTCAATCTAATACACTATACATCGGTACAAATAGTAATGGTATTGTTACTATTGGTGGTGTCACACCTTTAGCTCGTATTCAAACTGCCTTCAATGCGGCAAATAGTTCAGGTGATTTTGCAAACTCTGCTTTCACACGTGCTAATCTTGCCTATGCGGCCGCTAATGCCGCTGGTTCATCAACAACAATAAACTTAGCATATCAAACTGCTAACTCGGCATTTAGTCAGGCTAATCTTGCCTATGCGGCCGCTAATGCCGCCGGTTCATCTACTACAACTAACAATGCTTATGCAACTGCTAACTTAGCTTTTGCACAAGCGAATGCCGCTTTCAATGCGGCTAATAGTGGTGTAACTGCATCATATGCTTTTAATCAAGCTAACAGCGCATACAATCAAGCCAACGTAGCATTTGCGGCGGCTAATGCGGCAGGTTCTTCTACGACTGTAAATGCGGCCTTCTTAACTGCTAACTCTGCTTTTACACAATCAAATAACGCATATAACAAAGCAAACTCAGCAAACGTTCTAGCACAGTCTGCTTTTGGTGCCGCTAACGTAGGTAACACATTTGTTACTACTGGAGGTACTGTAACAGGTAACGTAACAGTTTCAAACAATCTAACTGTATCTGGTAACTTATATGTACTAGGTAACTTAACTGCTATCAATACAACACAAGAAGAAACAAACGCACCGTTAATCTTCTTAGCAAACAATAACACATCTTCTGATACAGTTGACATCGGTTTTGTTGGTAACTATAATGCAACAGGTAATGCGTTTACTGGTTTGTTTAGAAACCCAACCCTTAAAGAGTTTATATTCTTTCAGAACTATGCATCACCTATTGGCTCAAACAATCTAATTAATATTAGTGACCCTAGTTTTGCATATGCAAACGTGTACTCAAATTACTTCAAAGGTAATGTAATAAGTCACGGTGTAGATGTATTCTATTATTCTAACTCTGCTTTCTCAGTTGCAAATACGGCATCATCAAATACTGTAGCACTTCAAGGTATTGAAAATGCACAGAATACAAACATTGCGTATTCATGGACAACTGCAAATGCCGCTTTTGCAAATGCAAACTCTGCAATTCTATATCAAACGGCAATTAGTAATTCGGTAAACAGTATTGCTGTTGGTGGTGCACCTGTACAGAACGCTCAAGTATGGTCTACACTAACTGTATCACAAGTCTTTGATGCAATTCTGTTCCCAACAATCGGTCCTACATATACAATACCTACAATATCTTTAAGCGGTACTGCTTCTGGTACTGTAGAAGTCGGTTCAACAATCACTCAGACAATGACTCTGACTGGTACTAAGAACGATGCTGGTGCATTCCTTGCATTGTATATTCAACGTAATAGTGCGAACATTGCTACGATTAGTAACCCATCAGGTACAGCAACAACTAATATTGCATCTCAGTATGGCTATAGCGATCCTAACAATCAAAACTATTACTATACATTAAGTAATACAGATACTGCTATTGCAACAACTGGTACATTCACATGGGCGGGTTACGGTAACTATAATGCTGGTGTTGCTAAGTTAACAAACAAAGGACAGACAGATGCAAACGGTGCTCAACTTCGTTCAACTGTTTATCCTCAAGCCGCTGGTTCAGCGTTCGGTTCAGGTTCTTATTCAGTAACTGGTATCTATCCATACTTTTGGGGTGTATCATCAACGCAACCGACAGCCGCAAGTATTGCATCAGCAATTCAAGCAGGCACAGCAAACAAAGTACTTGCAGTTGGTTCAGGAACACTTACAATCACATTCAATGCAAGTTCTCAATACGTTTGGCTTGCAGTACAAAATAGCTATGCAACAAAGACAACATGGTATAATACTGCTCTAAATAACGGTAGTATTGGTGCAGGTCAATTTATATTGAGTCCTGTAACACAAGCAGTCACTTCACCAACATCTCTCTGGTCTGGCGTTAATTATAATATGTACATCTCTGGTTACTCAACGACAACTAGCGGCTCAATACAGTTCTCATAAAACATGTCAATTATTCTAAACGACAATCTAAGTATACAGGCACCTAAGGGAGTTGATTCTCGTTTTGGCCCATATGTAAATACAACTATTGCTTTATCGAGTGTTGGGTCTGCGGTTCGTTATCAAGGTTTAACAATTGGCATCAATTCTGCAAATGCAAGTGCGAATGGTGGTAATACTGTTATTGAGTATTGGTTTCGTGACGGTATTGCAGATGGTGATTTAACTTACAAAGTTGACCCTACTGCTAACTTAGCATATGCACAAGCTAATGCCGCCTTTAATGCGGCCAATAGTTCAGGTGGCGGTAGTTCAGCGGCCGCTTTCAATCAAGCGAATGCCGCCTTTGCACAAGCTAATGCCGCCTTTGCACAAGCAAACACAGGCTCTAGTTCTGCACCAGCTTTTAATCAAGCTAATGCCGCTTTCAGTCAAGCAAACGTAGCCTTTAATACTGCTAACTTAGCATACACACAAGCAAACTCAAGTTATACTGCACAAAATACAACAGCATCTTTTGCTAACGGTGCTTTTGTTGTTGCAAACTCGGGAGCATTATTTGCTAATAGTGCTTTTGCTACTGCAAATGCTTCCTATAATGCACAAAATATAACTGCTGGTTTCGCTAATGCCGCATATGCATATGCAAATACATTAGGAACAAATGAGGCATCTGCATTTAATACTGCTAATGCCGCTTATGCACAAGCAAATACTGCTTATGCTAATTCAAATACGTTCATAACGTTTATCACAGGCGTTGAAACAAGTCAGAACAATAATATTTCTTCCGCATTTACTCAAGCTAATAATGCGGCCATATTTGCTAATGGTGCTTTCACAGTTGCCAATGCCGCTGTAAGACGTGCCGGTGATACAATGACTGGTAACTTAGTGATTGCTGGTGCTAATTTAACAGTAGGTACTGCACTTGCCGCTTATGCAAATGGTAACGTTGTAATCTCTCAAGCAACAGGACAAATTGTCCTTGCAGGAAATACATATGCAGGACATATGTTACCTGCCGCTAATGCTGATGGTACTGGTGTAGGATATGATTTAGGTTCCCCAACAAGTCGTTGGAGAAAAATCTACGTTACTGGTACAACGATTGATATTGGTGGCGCTTTAATTCAAGCACAAGGTAATGCGATTTCACTAACCAGCGGAACAGGCGCTACGTTTGCCGTTTCTGGTACAGGTGCAAACTCTGTAGGTTCTTTTGCAAGTTTAACAGCAAATGCCGGTATTGATTCAACTAATTCTGTTAGCGGTACAATTATCGTCACTGGTGGTGTTGGTATTTCTAATAATGCTTTCATCGGTGGTAATACAACTGTAGCATATCAATTAACTGCAAATCAACACACATTCGGTATTGATGGTACAAGTCAGTACACAGCGGCCGCACCTTATGCATATTCTAATGCATCATTCTTGACTGCTAATAGTGCTTATACTGCACAGAATATTACTGCTGGTTTTGCTAATGCCGCTTTCTTAGTCGCAAACAGTTCATTTGTTGCAGAAAACATTACTGCTTCGTTTGCCAACTCTGCTTATACACAAGCAAATGCGGCCTTTAATCAAGCAAATACGGCATCTTCTTTTGCTAATGGTTCGTTTACAACTGCAAATTCTGCATCTTCTAATACAGTAACATTGCAAGGTATTGAAAATGTACAGAACACCAATATTACAGCATCGTTTGCACAAGCAAATGCATCTTACAATGCTCAAAATACAACTGCATCATTTGCAAATAGTGCCTTCGTAACAGCAAACTCTTCTTATTCTGCTCAAAACATAACTGCTGGTTTTGCAAACGCATCATATACGGCACAAAATACTACGGCAGGATTTGCCAACGGTGCATTTGTTACTGCTAATGCATCTTATGCGGCACAAAATATAACTGCTTCGTTTGCTAACAGCGCATATTCTTTTGCAAATTCAATTAATACTTATGCATATGCCGCCTTTTCTTATGCAAATACATTAAATGCAGTAAACGTAGCATCAGCATGGAACACATCTAATGCCGCTTTCATTCAAGCAAATAGTGCTTTCAATGCACAAAACATAACAGCAGGATTTGCAAATGCTTCTTACACGTTTGCTAATAGCATCAACATATATGCGTACTCTGCTTATGCGGCCGCTAATGTTGGTAATACATTCGTTTCAACTGGTGGTACAGTTGCTGGTTCTGTTGTTATCAGCACTGATTTACATGTCACTGGTAACTTGTATATTGCTGGTAATTCCACTTTTGTTAACGCAAATAATATATCAACAAACGATTCGATTATTTTAATTGGTACCAATAATACATCTAACGTTGTTGATTTGGGTATTGTCGGACACTTTACAAATAACGGATATCAAAGAACTGGTTTTGTTCGTAATCACAATACAGGCATTTGGGGACTGTTCAGCAATCTAACATCAGAACCTTCAACAACAATCAACTGGTCTGATGCCAATTTAATTTATGATAAGATTCAAACCGGTAACATTACGACTCCAGCAATATATGTTGCAGGTGTAGAACTTGGTGCTTATGCGAATACTGTTAATGCTTATTCTTATGCATCGTATGCATCTCAAAACATTACCGCATCGTTCGCTAACGGCGCTTTTGCTACTGCAAATGCATCATATGCATCTCAAAACATTACCGCATCGTTCGCTAACGGCGCTTTTGCTACTGCAAATGCTTCCTATAATGCACAGAACACTACCGCATCATTCGCTAATAGTGCCTTTGTAACAGCAAACGCATCATACAATTCGCAAAACACAACAGCATCTTTTGCTAACGGTGCATTTATAACTGCAAATGCATCATATAACTTTGCTAATAGTGTCAACACATATGCGTATGCCGCATTTGCAAAAGCAAATTCTCTCACAACTTCAGGCATTACAGTTGTTAATTTTACTGGTGACGGTGCAACTACATCATTTGCATTAGGCGTTACACCGTATTCTATCAATGCAACGTCTGTTAACTATAACGGTATTACATTACTAAGAAATAGTTATACATTGTCTGGTGCAAATATTGTCTTCTCAAGCCCACCTGCTAATACAGCATTAATTGAAGTTACAGTATCAACTCAAACTGTTTCAACTAATACTTCAATAAGTTCAGGTAATAACGGCAACGTTCAATTTGCATTGGCAAATAATATAATTGGTTCTGATGCCAACTTTGTATATCTAACATCTAATACAACACTATTAGTACCAAACGCATATTATACCGGTAACGTAAGTATTCAAGGTAACTTGTATGTTAACGGTACTGTAACAACATTCAATAATGTAACTGTTAACACGACAGAAACAATTACAACAACACTAACTCTTAGTGGTTTGAATGTCTATCCTTATATTACTTCAAGTTATGGTTTTTCTAACACAGTCAACACTTATGCATATGCATCATATTCAGCACAAAACATAACTGCTGGTTTCGCTAATGCATCTTATACTGCACAAAATACAACAGCCTCATTCGCAAATAGTGCTTTTGGTCAAGCTAACTCTGCCGCTGTATTTGCAAACGGTGCATTTACATTTGCTAACAGCGTAAATACCTATGCATATTCAGCATATGCTTTTGCAAATTCTGTTAACGTATACGCACGTGCCGCATTTGCACAAGACAATTTAGTATTCTCAGTTGCAAATTCTGCTGGTCTGTTTGCTAATGGTGCTTTTGTAACAGCAAACGCTTCTTTTATACAAGCAAATAATTCACTTGCAAACGTTGGTTCTTTAATAACTGTGAACGGTGTTTCGCAATTTGCGATAACGAATTCTCAAGTATCAACTTCAATAACTACTGGTGCATTAACAGTTGCTGGTGGTGTGGGTATTACTGGTAATACTTATGTCGGTGGTGATGTATTTGCAAATAATGGTGTCTATTCTGGCAATACATTCCAACCTGTGATAGGTTCATTCAATGACGGTATTGTTATGGACTACGTTCAAGGTACAAATGGTATCGGTAGAATTTCAGTCGGTCCAAATGATTACATAACATTCTATACTGGCGGTGTCGGTACTACTCCTGTTGCAAACGTGTACAGTAACGGTGCGTTTACAAGTACAAACGTAACAGCAAGTAACAATATTACAACTAACACGTTTACTGCTACTGGTCTTGTCACCATACAACAAACTACAGAAAATATTACGAACACTGGTAATCCTGGTTCTTCTGTGACTTATGATTTCAATGCTGGACCTACATACTATAATACCGGTATGACACAAAACTGGACAGCAAACTTTACAAATGTACCAACAACACAAAATAAATCAGTTCTAGTTACTTTGATTAACAATCAAGGTAGCACAGCATATTATCCAAGTACTATTCAAGTTAACGGAACAGGTTATACACCAAAATGGTTAGGCGGAACTTCTTACACTGGTAATGCAAGTCAATGGGATTTCCTCACATTTGCCATCATAAATATTGGTGGTACTATAACTGTTCTTGGTTCATACGCAACATATTATTAATTATGAGTAGAATATCATCGTCAAGTGGCTTTGGGTTTTCAGGTGTTGGAATGGCTACTGCCAACTTAAAACCGATTCCAGTAACTGTTAATTATGTTTTGGTTGCCGGTGGTGGGTCAGGTGGTACTTTTGGTGGCGGTGGTGCTGGTGGTGTATTGTCTGGTCAAGTTACTTTTCCTAAAAAAGGTTCGACTGTAACAGTAACTATTGGTGGTGGAGGTGTTGCCGCAAATAATGGAGGACCTTTAGTATATCCTGGTAATGCTGGAGGTTATTATGTGAGAGGTACTAGCGGTTCAGGTTCTACAATATCGAATCCTTGCACATTAGGATCTGTAAGTTCAACAGGCGGTGGTGCCGGACGTGGTGGGTGGCCAGGTATGTGTTCAAGTTTTGGTGCATTAGGTGGAGGGTCTGGTGGTGGTGGTGCATCTGGCGGTAATCCTCAAAGTGCGCCCGGAGTACCAGGTCAAGGAAATCCTGGAGGTTCTGGAACCACCCCTTCAGGTATGTTTTTCGGTAGTGGTGGTGGAGCAGGAAGTGCAGGGACTTCAGGTGTAGGGGCAAATGGTGGTTCTGGACGAGTAATAACTATTATGGGTCCTAGTTCACCTGTAACAGTTGGTGGTGGAGGTGCGGCTGGCGGTTGCCAAGGGTGCAGACCAACATTTTATCCTAGTCCGTATTTTTTTTATACTGCAGGCGGTACAGGTGGCTCTGGTGGGGGCGGTAATGGTGGTAGTGGAGGTGTGCAAGGTGCATATGCGACTGGACGTACTGCTGGTACTGTAAATACTGGGGGTGGGGGTGGTGCTGGCGGATTTACAGGTTGGAACTTTATACAACCACCAACACATTCATGTTCTCCAAATGAGGAATGGTTTCCTGGTATGAATGGTGGTTCTGGTGTCGTCTTCATTTCAGCGAATACTGCAAAGAAAGGAACTGCCGGACCACCAACCGTTTTCACAACAGGAACTGACGGCCTAGGTAACACTTGGTTTAAATTCACTTCTTCTGGTACATATCGAGTATAAAAATGTCACTAACTGTAATAGAACCCTTCAATTTAGATAATTCCGCAAGTTATATTGTTAGCAGTTTAAATGCTGGTAACACTATAAATGTGGGAACCACACTTTATCTAAATAATATAGCGGTTAGTAACACTAATAACTCTCTGACGGTTAACTCTGCGATGACAATTTCTGGTAATGTTTATGCGAATTTGGTAGGCTACGTTGACGGCGGCTCATTTTAACATAAAACAACATAAAAGGAACATCACATGTCTGGTGGAGTCTCAAATTCAAGTATTCTAATTAAACGTTCCACGGCTACTGGTCGTCCTAGTTCGCTTAAATCCGGTGAGTTAGCTTACTCATATCTCTCAAACACAATCTTTATCGGTACATCCGATGGTACTAGCACACTAAACGTTGGCGGTCAGTACTACACATCACAACTTGATTCAGCAACACCGTTAAACGTTGCGAACACAATCGTTAGACGAGATGCCGCAGGTAATTCGTATTTCGGTAACGTTGTTGTTTCTGGTTTCATTACCGGTACAATTCAAGGTACTTCTAATAACGCAACAGCACTTGCATCACCACAGAACTTTGGTATTTCTGGTGGTGATATTACTGCTTCAAACATTGCTTTTAACGGTACTTCTGCTGTAATATTAAGCGCATCACTTAATAACGTTAGCGGTTTAAGTGGTGGTACAGTCGGTTCTAATACTTCTATTCCTGTTATCACTTACGGTGCAAACGGTAGAATTTTAAACGTTTCTTCTGTAACAGTAAGTGCAAACTATCAACCCGCATTTGATTGGGCAAACTCTGCATACAATGCGGCAAATAGTTCAAGTAATACAGCATTTAGTGCTTATGCAAGAGCAAATGCCGCCTACAATCAAGCAAATAGCGCATATTCTTTAGCAACCACAGCAGAATCAGATGCTCAGACAGGTATTACAAATGCGGCACAAGCATATTCAGCCGCTTGTACAGCACAACAACTTGCACAAAGTGCCTATACTGCACAAAATACAACAGCATCTTTTGCTAATAGCGCCTTTGGTCAAGCTAACTCTGCCGCTGTATTTGCTAACGGTGCGTTTGCATCAGCAAATGCTGTCCAGTTCACAATTACTGACGGCACACACTCTAATACATTCTATAGATCCGGTACATTAACAGTTACAGGAACTACTGGTGTAACAGCAGTCGCTTCTGCAAACACATTAACATTTGGTACAGATAACACAGTATTACGTTCTAATACAACATCAGGTATCGGTGCTACACAAAATATTAATACTTCATTAAGTATAACAGGCAACTTGACAACAGGTAATATCATACCTTCGTCTGCTTACATGTCTATCGGTACATTTGCAAACCCTGTTCAAGAGTTGTATGTTTCTTCTAACTCATTGAATGTTGGTGGTATTTCTTTAAGCAATACAGGTAGTGTATTAACAATCGGTGGTGGTGTAACTGATTTAGCAGTAAGCACATCATTTGGACCATTGTCTAACATTGCATCAGTCGCAAATACTGGTTACAACTTTGTTAATACTGGCGGTACAGTTAATGGTAACGTTAACATCGTTGGTAACTTAGTAGTTCGTGGTACAACAACACAAGTCGATACTACAACAGAAACAACAACAGCAGGTACAATTGGTCTAGCCGCTAATAATACTGGTGACGTTATTGATATCGGTCTATACGGAACATATGTTAACGGTACTACAAAACTTACCGGTTTGGTTAGAGGACCAGGAACAAGTAACTACTACTTGTTTAATAATATCAATGCTACTGAACTTTCTGGTAACAACATTCCATCCGCAGACTTTACTGCCGCAAACTCAGCAACATTGTATGCTAACGTTGTTTCTTATCAAACATCATCTAGCGGCCAAGCAACATTCGGTTCTGTCGTATCAAATACTGCAATTGCTGTATCTTCTGGTGGTACTGGTGCCGCAACATTCTCTGCTGGTCAAATCTTAGTTGGTAACGGCACAGGTGCTCTACAAGTTCTTGCAAATACAGGTACTGCCGGTACATATGGTAATGCAAATACTATTGCAGTAACAACTACAGATGCTTATGGTCGTGTTTCTGGCGTAACAAATACAGCAATATCCGGTCTAACAGTAACACAAGGTGGTACTGGTGCATCGTCATTCTCTGCTGGTCAGATTGTTATCGGAAACGGTTCTGGTGCATTACAAGTTCTTGCTAACACAGGAACTGCTGGTACATACGGTAATGCTAATACGATTGCAGTTACAACAACAGATGCATACGGACGTGTTTCTGGTATAACAGCAACACCAATTGCTATCACATCTGGTCAAATTACAAATACGACAGGTAATACAGGTACTTCAGTTGTCTTATCAGCTTCACCAACATTAACTGGTACTACACAAGTTGCCACGATAGTTGCCGCAGTTGCTAATGCATCATCTGCTAATATTACAACAGCAAACGTTGGAACATTATACGCTAATACAGTCTCAGTCGGTGGTGGTTTAACATATACCGCTTCAGGATTGTTTGCTGGATTCTCTTCTAATGCTAACAACTATCAGCAAGTTGTAATTGAGAACGCAAATACAGGTACTCAAGCATCAGCAGACTTCATTGTTTCTAACGGCATTTCAACTGATGGAGCCTTCTACGGTGACTTCGGTATGAACGGTCAGAACTTCTCTGGTTCTGGTTCATTGAATACTGCTAATACTGTTTACTTGTATGCCGCTAACGTTGATTTAGCAATCGGTACTACAACATCAAATGCTATTCACTTTGTTGTTAATAACGGTACAACAGATGCCGCCACAATTGCATCTAACGGTATGTTCTCATTAGCGACTGCTCTTGGTACTGCATACGGTGGTACTGGTGCTTCATCATTTACATCTGACGGTATTATCTACGGTAACGGTGGTGGTGCTCTACAAGCAACAGTAGCCGCTGGTACTTCAGACCAAGCATACACTAACCAAGTGTTGACAGTTACTAACTCTGGTGTTCCAGTTTGGTCATCTGCTGTTGATGGAGGCACGTTCTAAATAGATTATTAATATATTAGGAGTTTGAAATGGATAATGAAAAGTATTTGAGTGGTTATGTTGACATATTAAAAAATGCATCAAGTGAATTGCAAAATAATAATTTTACTTTACAAGCGAATTTGAAGTTTTTAGAGTCTGCTCTGAGAGAGCAAGGAGAGCAGACTCAAAAATACATGATGATGGTTGCCGATTATGAAAAAGAAAAAGCTGAAAAAAGTGACGATGAAAATGAAACATTAACACAATTAAAAGCTGACAATGAGAAATTGAAAAAAGAATTATCTGAAAAGAATGATTCTTTATCTCAAAGTCAAACGAAACTGGATAATATTAAAATTGAATTGCGTGATGAAATTCAACGATTGAAAAATCAAGTTGAACATTTGAATCAAGTTAATGGTACACTAACGTCTGCACAAAATGAAAATGCTCAATTAAAAACTGAGAACAGCAGTCTTAAAGGTGAAATTGAAAATTTGAAACAGACTATTGCAACAACAATTGCCGCTAACCAAACTCCACAAAAAACGAAGTCGTTTGTTAAACAAAAGACTTTGCCGACACAATCAATAGAAGACGGTGGAAATTTCTAAGTAAATGGCAAATACAATAGTAAAAATTAAAAAATCAGGTGTAACTGGTAACGTACCAGGTTCACTAGCATTGGGTGAGTTAGCAATTAACTATACCGATGGATTATTGTATTTTGCTAATGCTACAGGTGTCAGAGCATTTTCGGCTAACGACTCAATTCTCGCAAACGCCGCCTTTGCACAAGCTAATGCCGCTTTCAATGCGGCTAATAGCAGTTCAGGTACAGCGGCCGCTTATAATCAAGCCAATGCCGCTTTTGCTCAAGCAAATAATATTTCTAGTTATGCTAATGCACAGATAGCAATTACACAAGGTGTTGATACAACTCAGAATACAAACATTAGTTCTGCTCAGTTGTTCGCTAACGGTGCATTTACTGCCGCTAATGCGGTTAATACTTACGCATATGCCGCTTATGCATCTCAAAATATTACCGCTGGTTTTGCGAATGCCGCCTATACTTTAGCAAACACAGTAAATGTATACTCATATAGTGCATACGGTTTTGCAAATACAATTAACGTTTATGCTTATAGTGCTTATAGCGCACAGAACATAACAGCAAGTTTTGCGAATGCCGCTTTCGCTCAAGCTAATGCGGCCTTTAATCAAGCCAATACAGGTTCAAGTTCTGCACCCGCTTTTAATCAAGCGAATGCCGCATTTATACAAGCAAACAATGCATATAATAAAGCAAATAGTGCTTTAGCAAATACTGGTGGTACTTTAACTGGTTCTCTAGGTATTACAGGTTCGTCATCAAACATTGTTGTTTCTCAGAGTGCGACAGCAAGTGATGTAACAAACACATTCAATCATTTATATACTTTAGGTTTATTCTCTGGTAATACCGACCAGTCAATACAAGTTGGTGCACAGAACTTCGCCAACACAGCAAATTCATCTACCGATTTTGCGTTGTACAATAATATTGGTACCGATACTAATAACTATATTGATTTAGGTATCACAAGTAAAGCATATAATACAACACTAAACGGTTTCACAGCATCACAACCAGGTGACGGATATCTATATTCTAACGGTGTTAACTTATTACTAGGTACATATACACCTGGTACTAATATGAAAGTGTTTATTGGTGGCTATACATCAGCAAACGTTTCTACAACATTTAATGCACCGAACACAGCATCAAGTTCAAATACTACAGGCACTCTGCTCGTTCAAGGTGGTGTAGGTGTAACTGGTAATGTATACTCAGATAAGATTTATACAAACGGACTATATTATGCCGCTAACGGTAACCCAATATCAACTGGTGGAGGTGGTGGCACAAGTTTAGTCTATACAGCCGCTACGACACCACCAGCATCAGGAAATAACAAAGGTGACCAGTGGTACAATACTGCAACTAATGTATTGTATGAATGGGCAACTGACGGTACAAGTTACTTCTGGTTAGACACAATATCACCAGTATATTCAAATACTGCAAACGTAAACATAATTACATCTGGTAATGTTAATACTAATGTGGTCTTTGCGAACTCGGTATATATAGGAACTCAAAATGCAAATTCATATATACAATCATACATTCAACAAAACACGATACATCCACTAATGTTTGTGGGTCTATAGGGGATATCAATGGCAGTTAATTATAAAATTTTAGGACAATCTAATCCGGCCGCTAATACTACCACAACAGTATACACGGTTCCTGCGGCCACTCAAACTGTCGTTTCAACTATTCAAGTTTGCAATCTCTCACCAAACACATCAAGTTTTTCTATAGCGGCACAAAAAGCAGGTGCATCATTAGCAAACTCAATGTATCTTGCATATCAAACACCAATACCTGGTAACGATTCAATCAATTACACATTAGGTGTAACTCTTGGTAATACAGATGTAGTATCTGTTTCAGCAAACACAGGGAACATAACATTCTCTTTATTCGGATCTGAACTTTCATAATGGGAATTAGAAGAGCATCAATTGGTACGACAGCCGAAAGAACGGTTAGAAATCAGAGCATATTGCTACCGACTGGTGGTGCTGTTTCTACTGGTATAACAACTGTTGTTTATACTGACAGCAATTATAATACGCTAACTGCTAATGCGGCCGCTACAACATACGGTACGTTTAGAATTTTAGGTACCGGTTTTTCACCAGGTGCAAATGTTTTGGTAGCTAACACAAGTTCAGGAACCATTGCAAACGTCACATCAAATACAACATATATAGGTGCAACTGAAATTCGTGCAAACGTAAGTGTGACTGCTGGTAACTACGCATTGTACGTTTTTAATCCTAACGGTTCAGCGGCAATCTATTATTCTGGTGTAACATTTCAACCATATCCTGTGTGGACAGCAACGAGTTATGCATCTGCCACTACAGTTTCTGTTCAACTTTTAACATCTTCTACTGCTGTCGAACAGCCTATTACATATTCTTTAGTATCAGGTACGTTACCTACAGGTACAACATTGGCGGCTAACGGTTTAATTAGTGGTACTGCTACAGGTATTCCTAATGCTGGTCAAACATTCACATTTACAGTTGCCGCAACAGACATCTATAATGAAACGACACAGGCATCAATCAGTTTAACAATTACGGTAGCTGATGCATATTTTGATTACACTACATTGTTGTTGAATGGTGAGACTAATTCGAACACTTATATACAAGATGCCGGTGCAAATAATTTTACGCTAACCCCATATGGTTCTTCAACATCAAATAGATTCAGCCCTATGTGGGGCGATGGTTATTATGGTAATTCTTTTGATGGTAGTTCTGGGTTTTTAATAACAGCGGCCAATTCTATTCTTGCACCTTCAGCAGATTTTACAGCAGAGGCTTGGGCATACACTACAATTAATAATAACTTTCAAGGTATAATGAGTACAAGAGATTCCGGTTCAACAACAGGTTGGGGAATCACAATAAATTCATCAGGATACTTAGAATTTGTTTGTACTGGTGCAACAGCATATACAGGTACATTAGCACCTTTAAACAGATGGTTTCATGTTGCAATGTCAAAAGTCGGAAGTACTGTATACTGTTATTTGAATGGTGTTCAAGTTGGAACTTTACCAAGTTCGCCGGCAATTAGCTACAATAGTCTTGGGTTAAGTCTTGGTAGATACTATAGTAACGGTAGTAATCAATATTGGTTAAATGGTTATATTAGTAATGCACGTTATATAAATGGAACCGGCATATACACAGGAAGTAGTTTTACAGTTCCTACAACACCATTGACAGCGATTGCAAATACTGCTGTCCTAACTTGTCAATCAAATAGATTTATTGATAATGGTCCTAACGGATTGGCAATAACACCGTCAGGTACAGTTAAAGTAGTACCTAATCAACCATTTGGTTCAATACCAACAACATCAACAGCAAATACAAACAATACTGGTTACTATAGTGCTCAGTTTGATGGTAGTACGGGGTATTTAAATCTAGGGGGTCAATCGACATTTGCATTTGGCTCTAATAGTTTTACTATTGAGGCTTGGATATACCCATTAACCGCTAGTCAAACATCTGTTATAACTGATTTTAGACCCTCAGGAGGTAGCGGAGTATATCAATTATTTTATTTAAATTCAGGTGCTTTAACTTATTGGGTAAACGGCACAGGTGTTATTGTAGGAAGCTCGCCAGTTGCTGGCGTATGGAGCCACGTTGCAGTAGTAAGGAACGGTACAAGTACAATTATGTATTTAAATGGTGTTCAAACAGGTTCTACGTATTCAGATTCTAATAGTTATCTTAATGGCGCCAACGCTCCAGTAATTGGAGGTTTAGGCTATACGAGAGGCCAAAACATTTTTAACGGCTATATTTCTAACTTTCGTATTGTTAATGGTACCGCAGTATATACTTCAAACTTCACCCCACCGACCACACCACTAACAGCAGTTACAAATACTTCTCTATTAACATTACAAAATTCTGTTATTGTTGATAACTCTGCAAATGCATTTACTTTGACACCGACTGGTTCAGTTATAGTATCTAAGAATCAACCATTTGCTTCACCGACAGTTACAAGTAATACTATAACACCAAGTGTTTATGGTAGCGTATTGCTTGATGGATCAACAGGATACATGCAAGTACAAGAATCATCTAATCCTGCATTTGCACTTTCAGGTGATTTTACAATTGAATTGTGGTATTATCCAACAGGTACATCAGGTGGTTACATATACGCACAAACTGTAAGTGGTACAAATTGGTGTATTATTGGTGCAAGTACTACAACATTAACTGCCGCACAATTTACCGCAACAACGAGTGGTGCTGGCACCGCACAGAATAGTGCGGCAGTTGGAAATCCATATTCATGGAATCACTTAGCAGTTTGTAGAAAAAGTGGACAAGTAACTGTCTACTTAAATGGTGTTGGTGGTACATCAGTTACAAATACAACATCAATACCATCAACATACTTACCAACCATTAGCGGTTATTCACATTCACAAACAGGTTTATTTGCTGGTTATATTTCAAACATTAGGGTAATTAACGGTACCGCAGTTTATACGAATAACTTTATACCCCCAACTAGCCCACTAACAGCAGTTGCAAATACATCAGTATTATCATTGCAATATAAAAATTCAGCAAATAACAATGTGTATTATGATGACAGCCCAAATAATTTAGTAATTTCTAGAACAGGCATTCCAACACAAGGTACATTTAGCCCATTTAGTCCAACAGGATGGAGTAATTACTTAGGTGGTTCTGGTTACTATATTGTTTCAAATTCAACCCCAATATCAACAACAACTTCAACATTCACTATTGAAGGTTGGATAAACATGTCGGCAACGCCAGGAGGTTCTGCAAATCCTGCTTTGATTGGTGACATGAACCCAACTGCGGGAACTTGTAATTGGAGTTTTGGACCTAATAACTCAAACGTTTTAGAATTATATGTTGTTGGTGGAACATCTTATACTATTACCGGAAACACAGTAATGTCTTTAGGTACTTGGTATCATGTTGCTGTTTCGGTAAACTCAAATTCAGTTTCAATGTATGTAAATGGTGTACAGCAAACATTAACTGGCGGCTCGACAATTGTAAATAGAAGCGGTTCTATAGGTTATTTGACTATGGGACAATGGAATAGCGGTTCATTTAATTACGCCGGATATGTTAGTAATTTAAGAATATCGAATGTCGCATTATATTCTTCTTCATTCACACCAAGCACAGCACCATTAACTGCAATATCTAGTACAGTATTTTTGACTGCCCAGAATAATGGTTTTGTTGATAACTCGACAAACGGGTATAGATTAACTGCAACACAAGCCTCTGTTCAAGCAGTTTCACCTTTTGCACCAGGCGTCATATACAATCCAGCAGTACATGGGGCAAGTTCATATCACTATAGCGGAAATTATATTTATGGTAGTAATCAGATATTCAACGTAAGTAGTCCATCAATGCAATGGCAATTTGAGTGTTGGGTTTATCCAGTAAATCAATCATTCTTCTTTTGTATTGGTAACGGTGGTGCGTATGGAAATTCATTCAATTGCGGATTTCAAGGTAATCAATTTACTTTTACTCAGGGTAATGGCAGTAATGGAACAGTAGCAACTCTTAATTCAACAACAAATACTTATAATTATAATCAATGGTATCATTTTGCGATAACTAAAAACGCATCAGGTGTTATTACAATGTGGGTTAATGGTACTTCTCAAGGTACTGTAACTAATACATCAGGAACTGCCGCTTCAGGCACAACATTTATTATTTGTGGATTATATGATAATGGTGGATTAGGTTATAGTGGTTTCAGCGGTGGTTCATTTGTTAGTTATTTTAGTATTGCTAACCCGAGATTTATTGCCGGTGCTCCAATTTATACATCTGCATTTACACCACCTACTGCACCTGTAACTGCTGTTGCGAATACAGCATTGCTATTGAATTTTACTAACACAGGTATTCAAGATGCTACAGGTAAAAATAATATTATAACTTATGGTTCTGCAAAGACTCAAGCAAACACAACTAAGTTTGGAACTGGTGCATTGTATTTTGATGGTTCAACTGGATATTGTTCATTCCCTAATGCATTTCCAACCAGCCCTTATTTAAATCTTGGTTCAAATAATTTTACAATTGAGTTTTGGTTATATCCTATAACTTTTTCAAATGGTAGTGCATTTTTAACTAAAGGATGGACCGGAAGTTATGGTTCATTTTTGTTTTATTATTACAACAATACAACACCTCAAATTTATTTTTACGCAGGCTCAAATAATTCTGCATGGGATATTGTAAATGGTGTTTCGATAAATTCAAATTTAAGTTCAAATACTTGGACACATATTGCAGTAACTCGTTCAGGTAGTAACTTTTATTTGTTCTCAAATGGTGTTTTAACCAATACTGTAACGTCATCGGCTTCAATATATAACAGTACTGCACCGGTAACAGTCGGTGGTGATAACTCTGGAGGTCATTTATCTAATTGTTATATTGACGATTTAAGAATCACAAATGGTGTTGCACGATATACATCAACCTTTACCCCAACATCATTAGCTTTTTTAACACAATAAATAGAACATAAAAGGAGAAAATTGAGATGAGTCATTTTGCACAGATAGATGCTAACAACATTGTTACCAGAGTTCTTGTCATTGAACAAGACATGGTAAACACTGGTCTATTTGGAGAGCCTAATACCTTCATTCAGACCTCATACAATACAAGAAACGGTATTCATTATGATCCTGTTACAGGTCAAGAAGACAGCGGTACTGCATTGAGATATAGATATGCTGGTATCGGTATGGTTTATGACAGAGCAAATGACGTTTTCGCATTACCAAAACCAGAAGGTATGAACAGTTGGGTTTACTCAAGCAACACATGGGCTTGGAAACCTCCTGTTGACATGCCTACAGATGCAGTACCACCAAATTATTACAGATGGGAAGAGTCTAACACTTCTTGGATTCTAATAACAGTAACACAATAACATGGCATTTCCAACCTCACCCACTAACGGTCAAACAGCAGTAGTAAATGGTATTTCATATACCTATAACTCTACGACTAATTCGTGGGGAAGAGTTGCTCAAAGTGTCCGAATCACATACACAGCGAGTCCTACACCACCTACAAATCCACTTCAAGGTGACCAGTGGTACAATAATACGACTGATGTGCTTTACGAATACACAAACGATACCGTTTCATCTTATTGGTTAGACATACAGACACCAGCATTTGTTGGTTCAAACGCAACAACAGTTACAGGAGTATCGACAGGTAAATCACTTGCTATGTCGGTATTATTCGGAGCACAATAATGACAACCCCTAATCTAGTTCAAATCAATTATCTAAACGGCAATACAGCAGTACAAAACGTTACGACAACTGCAACTGCTATTATTTCAAATGCAAATAATTCAAATCAATTGTTTAGAATTGACAGTTTAGTTGTTGCAAATTATTCTACGAACGTTCAATATATTACCGCAGACATATACAGAAACAATGTACCTTATATTATTGTTTCAAATATTTCAATGCCGGCAAATACAACCTTCGGTGTCTTTGATAGAATCTTCTATGCAAATGAAGGTGATGCAATTCGTCTAACAGCAAGTAACAACGGCACACTTCAAGCAGTTGCAACATACGAGGTAATGGGTTAATGTTTAATGGTGGATTTAAAGGTGTAAGAGCGGCTGATGGCGCCGGCTTTGTCTCGGCTAGAGATGTTGCCGTTCAGCAGAGTAGTCCACAACCTAAAATAACTTCTTGGGCATACACTAATGGTGCTTATGTGCCTTATCCCGATACTGCTATTGCTGGTGGTGAAACTATAGTTATTTACGGTTCAGGCTTTCAAAGTAACGCTAACGTAGTTATTGGTGGCACAACAATAACAAGCACAAGACTAGATCCAAATAGAATTACATTTACTGCACCATCTTTGAGTGCTGGTTCTTATCCTCTTTATGTTGCGAATCCTGGTGGTGGTACAGCAGTTTATTTACCTGGAGTAGTATACAATAGTTATCCAGTTTTTAATTCAACGTCATATGCAAATACATTTGTATCAGCAACAACGTCTGTAGGTTTTAGTTTGAATGTCACTGGTTCTCCAAGTTTAACATTTAGTTTACAAAGCGGTTCGAGTTTACCAACAGGATTGACTTTAGCGGCTAACGGATACATTTCAGGTAGTACGACAGTATCAAATACAACAGTATACAATTTTACTGTTATTGCAACAGATTCATATGCACAAGCAACTCAGGCATCTATAACATATACAATTACATATGTTATTTCTGATACATATTTTAATTCTACAACATTGTTATTAAACGGTGAGACTAATACAAATACATATATTCAAGATATAAGTACAAACAATTTTGCGTTGACACCCATCGGTGCGGCAACACCAAATAGATTTAGCCCTCTATGGGGAAATGGATATTATGGTGTTGATTTTTTTTATGGTGGCTTTCAAACACCTGCAAGTAGTTTAACAAATATTACTGGAAGTTTTACTTCAACCTCAACGTTTACAATTGAGACGTTTGTTAAAATGAACGCATTGCCGGCTTCAACGGGCGTTAATCTTGTTGGTGATATGCAAGTTACATCAACATTAAATTATTGGTCATTTCAGATTAATACTTCAGGACAGTTACAACTATATTGGTACAACGGTTCAGTACAAACAGCAGTTGGTAATACTGTAATGGTGCCTGGTTCTTGGTATCATGTAGCAGTTTCAATTTCATCCGGTGCTATTAAATTATTTGTGAATGGTGTTTTACAAACTATAACAGGAACAACTACGACATCAACACCAACAGGTTCAACTTCATATATTTCTGTTGGTGAATATAATTCTTATGGTTTTAATGGTACTTTAAGTAATCTTAGAATTTCAAGTACGGCATTATATTCAACAACATTTACCGCACCAACATCACCATTAACATCACAAGCAAATACTACTTTCTTGTCATGCCTATCAAATCAATTTTCAGACATTGGTCCAAATAGTTATGCATTAACATTAAGTTCAACACCAAAAGTGGTTGCAAGTCAACCATTTGCGACATTACCAACAACATCAACAGCAAATACAAACGGTCAAGGATATTATAGCGGTGCAATTCTTGGTGGTAGCAATTTACTAACTTATCCAACTTCATTAAATTTAGGTACTGCACCATTTACAATTGAATTTTGGTTCTATATTTCGAATCTTGGTAATAGCGGCATTTATTTTTTGTATGATTATATCAATAACAGTTCAAGATGGACAGTACAATGGAACGGACCCGGATGGGCAATTGGGCATTATGATGGAGGTAGTTGGATATATACTGCAACTTCAACAAGTTCAGTAACACTAGGACAATGGACGCATTTAGCAATTACTAGAGATTCTAGTAGTACAATGAGAGTGTATGTGAATGGTGTTTTAGGTGCTACGACTGCAAACTTTACAAGAAACTTTACAAATTCTGGTAGTTCAAAAACAATTCTAAATGACCCTACTGGTGATGGTACAGCAACTGGTTTCATGTCAAATCTACGTATCGTTAACGGTACTGCCTTGTATACCGGAAGCAGTTTTACACCAAGCACGACACCATTAACTGCTGTTGCCGGTACTACAATGTTGACATTACAAAATTCAACATTCATTGACAACTCAGCAAACAATAATGTATTTACTCCAACAGGTTTGCCTTATGTGTCTCAGAATCAACCGTTTGCATCACCAACAGTTACAAGTAATACTATAACACCTAACATATACGGTTCTGGATATTTGGATGGTAGTACTGGATATCTAACAACACCAGCGGGAAGTTATGCTGATTTTGGTAGTAACGCATTTACTGTTGAGTGCTGGATATATACAACAGTAACTTCAACGCAACAAGTTATAGCGTTTCATGGTTGGTCTGGATCAGGAGGGTATAACAATGGTTGGAATTTGCAAATTAATACTAGCAACCAAATAGCTTTTTATGCTAACGGCACATTAGTAGCGTTTACTGATTTAGTAATATCACCAAATAACTGGACGCATATTGCAGTAGTTGGTTCAGGTGGAGTACTGTCAGCTTATAAAAATGGAATAAAAAGCACAGTTACAAACACTTACACTTCTATTGTAGCTAGAGCAACTGCGACTACTGTATTAGGCGGATGGAATAATACAAATGAAAATATTGCTGAAAGATATTGGTATGCAGGATACATTAGTAATTTTAGAATAGTCAATGGTACTGCACTATATACGAATACTTTTTTACCACCAAATCAACCAGTAACACCAATTTCTAATACGCAATTATTATCATTGCAATATAAAAATTCAGCAAATAATAATGTGTTCTACGATGATTCTGTTAATAATTGGCCTTTAACTAGAACCGGTGCCGCAACACAAGGAACATTTACACCATTCACTCAAACAGGATGGAGTAATTATTTCGACCAAGGTATCGGTGGATTTATATCAACACCAGGTAACCCCACACAATTACAATTAGGTTCAAATAACTTTACAGTAGAATGTTGGTTCTTTATGACGGCCGCACCGACTTGGTCCGTTGCAACTATTTTTAGTGTTGAAGCAAATGGTTTAGATGGAGTATTCATTGGTATAAATGGTACAAATACTCCTACTATGCAACCTGTGATGTATTTGTCAACTACCGGCGGTTCTTATACAGGTAATGCAAATCCTGGATTATTTTCAACAACATTGTCGTTGAATAAATGGACACACATTGCTTATGTACGTAACGGTAATGTATTTTCTTGTTACATAAACGGTGTACAAGACCCAACAACATTTATATTACCAGGTGCTTTATCATACAATTCTAGTTGCAATGCAACTGTCGGTGCAAGAGCGGCTAATGCTGGTAACTATTTCCCTGGTATTTTAAGTAATGTTAGAGTAATTAATGGTACGGCACTTTATACCAGTAATTTTACACCATCAACAACACCATTAACAGCAGTTGCAAATACTGCATTATTAACTTGTCAAAGTAATAGATTTATAGATAATTCAAACAATACTTTTACTCTAACTCAACCTAATGGTGGTGTGCAAGTTGAACCGTTTTCACCATTTCCACCAGGCGTAACGTACTCAACCGCAAACAATGGGGCGTCATTGTATTTTAGTAGTTCAAGTGACTCTGTTGTACAAGGTTCAACTACTGCTTGGGTATTTGCTGGTGATTTTACAATTGAAGGATGGTTCTTTTTCATGCCTTCAGGTGCAGGAACTTCTAGAGCGTTTGTTAATACCTCAGGCGGTAACATGTATTTGAATACCGATAATACATTACACTATGTGTTTCAAGGCGTTACAGATTTTGGTAGTTCTCAAACAGTAAATGCAGGACAATGGGTTCACCTAGTTGTATGTCGAAACGGAGGAACTTATAGATTCTTCGTAAACGGTAACATGACTACAGGTACAGGCAGTACAGCATCTATAGGTGCAACAGGAGGAATAAACGTAGGAACAGCGAGTGCGTTTTATGCTTACGGTGTTAAAATTTCAAATGGTGTTTCATTATATAATTCTTCTTTTACGATTCCAAACTCATTGACTACAGTTGCATCAAACAATTCTTTGGCACTATTAGGTACAAATTCAGGTATTCAAGATGTTACTGGTAAAAATGATATTATAACATATGGTTCTCTGAAAACACAAGCCAACACAGTTAAGTTTGGTAATAATTCAATGTATTTTGATGGTAGTACAGGTTATGCTTTAATACCAAACTCAGCATTTATGTTGGTCGGTTCTAGCAATTTTACAATCGAATATTGGTTATACCCAACAACATCAACGACTCAAAGTCCATTCATGTTAAATGGAAATGGATCTGGCTATGGTATACGAGCAGATATAGTTGGCACTTCAAATTACGTACAATTATTAGTTTCGACAAGTGGTAGTTCATGGGCTATCAATTCGACAAGTAGTACAGCAGTATCACTTAACAGTTGGTCGCATATAGCGATAGTGAGAAACGGAACTGCTATGACGGTTTATCTCAATGGAAATAGCATTATTAGTACCACGATATCCGGTTCTATTGTATTAGGAACTATTAATTATGTTGGTGCATCATATTATAGTAGTGCGCCAGTTTACTTTTTTAACGGTTATATGGATGATTTTAGAATTACGAATGGTATTGCTAGATATACCGGTAACTTTACTCCACCAGCCTTTCAATTTTTAGGTCAATAAATAGAAGATAACTCAACTAAGATATCATGTCATTTCCAGTCGCAACATCAAACGGTCAAACAGCATTAGTTAACGGCATTACGTATGTCTGGAACTCTTCTATTGGCACTTGGACTCGCCAACAGGCTTACCTTGGTCAAATAATTGTTTCTAATACTGCGCCGTCAATTAACGTTGTCGGTACTCAATGGTATTCTCAGACTGACGATGTTATCTATGAGTGGACTACAAGCAACGGAAGTAACTTCTTCTGGTTAGATATCTCATCTTCTGCGGTAGTTTCAAACGTTGCGTTGACACCATTTCTAACAAGTACTATTGCAAATAGCGCAAACACATTTGCCAATACAGCAAACGCATTAGTTCTTGCTCAAGAAACGCTTTCAACGGCAAACGTTTCAAATTACGCAAATAATGTTGTCGCAAATTTAGCAAACGGTATATATGCATCGGCAACATTAAATGTTAATTCTGTTAATGCAAATACATTGAGTATCGGAACTCAAAATGCTAATACATACATATTATCATACATGCAACAAAATTCTTTCAACCCATTCTTCTTAGCGGGAATGTAGAGGTACATTATGCCAATAAAATACAGAACATTAGCCCAATCAAATCCTGCCGCAAATACACCTACTGTAATCTATACAGTACCGGCAAATACACAGACTGTCGTTTCAACATTTCAAGTCTGTAATCAAAACGTAAATGCGGCATCTTTCTTTATTTCAACGCAAGTTGCTGGTGCATCATTAGCAAACTCTCAGTATGTTGCTTTCAACACAACAGTACCAGGATACGACTCAATTTCATTTACTATTGGTATGGCTTTAGGTAATACAGATACCGTAACAGTTCAAGCCAATACACCTAACGTTTCATTTGTAATGTTTGGATCGGAAATAACCTAATGGCAGTTAAAAGAGATTCTCAAAACTCTGTTAAGAATAGAACAATCTCTGCTATCAATAGTGGTGGTGGAGGTGGTTCTACCACATCAACTACATATCAAATTCGTTACTTAGCAGTAGCTGGTGGAGGTGGAGGTGGTTACGCACCAGGATCACCAAAAACTACAGTTGGTGGAGGAGGTGGTGGTGGCGGATTTTTACAAAGTCAAGCACTTTTAACTGTTGGTGTGCCTTATACTATAACAGTTGGTTCCGGCGGTAATAGAACACCATCAGCATGTGGTGCACACGTAGGAGGTACTGGTTCAAACTCAACTATTTGTGGATCGGGATTTTCAGTAACTGCATATGGCGGTGGAGGTGGGGGTGCCGGTCCTGCAGTTGCTGGTACACCAGGTGGTTCTGGAGGTGGTGGAAATAGTTTAGGTGGTACAGGCGTATCGGGTCAAGGAAATCCTGGTGTTGCATGTTTTTTTCTAGCACCAACAAATCCTGGTTGTAATTATGGAAATGGTGGAGGAGGTGGCGCAGGTTCACCAGGTTTTAAATTTCCTGCAACAGGTTTTACATCACCGACTGTTTATGGTGGTGGTCAAGGTGGCTACGGTGCAATAAGCGATATTTCAGGAACTGTACAATATTACAGTTGTGGTGGTGGTGGTGCATCTGTAAATAATGGCGTTACAGCAACTGGTGGATATGGCTTATCTACATATGGAACTGGCGGCCCTGGAAGAAGTACACCAGTAACAGGTTCAGTAGCTGGTTCACCAGGTATTGTAATTATTTCATATGTAAGTCCGACACAAAAAGGTACAGGCGGTACGGTAACTTCTTATAGTCCGCCAACATCACCTTCAACAGTCATACAGGTTCACACATTCTCGTCAACTGGAACGTTTACGTATACAGGATAATAAATGGCATTTCCAACAAACCCAACAAACGGTCAACAAGCATCACTCAATGGTGTACTGTATACCTACAACTCAAACTTTAATGCTTGGAAGAAGACACAAAACGTTGCGAATATTTACACCTCAACGCAACTGACAAACTTCACAAACATATTTGATTTTGATGACGTTTCATATCTAACTGACGGTTTCACAAATACATTTCCTTTGAGATGGAATGGTTCACCTGTGACTTGTAACTCACCTTTTACTATTTCAGTAACTGTTAATGGTATATTACAGCCTGCTTTCGACTACAAATACGACACAGTATGGTTAGCAAATATACTTACAGGTTCAAAAGGTTACACAATTGACCTTTCAGGTAACCCAACAACTAACGGATACCTTAAGTTTGCCGATTCAGTACCGGCAGATTCACAGATTTTAGTGAGAACGGTTCTAGGTTCACCTCAAACCTCAATAAAGACGTACCCATTCAAGCCGCTTGACGTAGTAATGGGTTTTTAAGATAGATAAATATATGATTGTTACCAAACATCCGAATAACTGGAGAAACTAATAATGGCAAGAAAAGTCATCCTTGATACGTACTACACGTTCATACCATCATCTAGAACGATTATTATACCGCACGTTGTACCTAAAGAACGTCTAGTTTTAATTACTGACTTGACAACAAATCAGGTTATTTTTAACTTCTCAGACCCTAACTTAACTACAACTGCATACACTATCGGTCTTGATACGACTGGTAATTATCCTAATGCGACCGTTACGACTGTTTCTTTAGCGTATAATACGACAGCACTATCTGCTACAGATAAGTTAAGTATTGTAGTTGACGAATACAATGAGTCATTTCAGCCTTCTGAGACTCTATTAGATCCAGTTAACAAACTAAGAGTTTCAACACCACAGTCTTTGATTGATACCGACTTTGAGTATTCAACACAAGCGACTAAGTGGGAATCTCTTTCTCGTACCAATATGAGACCGTTTTCATATTATATTACTTCAACAGGTAACCTAAACTTAATCGACTTACAAGCAGTTAACGGCTCAAGAAGTTTCACAGCAAATACAACAGGTTCAACACCACCAGCAGTTGGAACACCAATCACAATTTTAGATTCATTGTACGCTGGTGCTGACGGTAACTATGTTGTAGATTCAAACAACAACCTGACAAACACAAACGCTTCAGGTGCCGCTAACACATTCTCATATACTGGTAAATTCTATTATACTGGTACAACAGGTACGATTTATAATCAAAACGTAACAATTGGTTATCAAGGTTATGCATTTACAAACTCTGCAATCACAATTGCAGGTATGACAACTTCTGGTCAAAACGTATTTGTAACTACAGCAAATGCTCACGGCTTTATGCCTGGTAATGAAATTGCAGTTACTGGTGTGACAGGAACAAACCCACCAAACGGTTCATGGGTTGTTTCAACAATTATTAACCCATACAACTTCGTATATCAATGTAACGCATCTTCAATACCTTCTGGTACAATGACAGTATCAGGTGCATCTTTATATGCAAGACCAGTCGGTACTCTAGTACATCGTTCATTTGACGGTGGTATTCGTTTCTCTACAAACTCTGGTTCACACAATCAGCAGTTTATTCGTCAGACACGTAAGTATTTCCGTTATCAATCTGGTAAGGGTATTCAGTTGTCAACTGGTACAACATTGCAACCACAGTTTAACTTAGACGGTATCACATCAAGCGGTACAACAGTTACAGTTACAACAAAAGACCCACACAATATTTCTGCTTCAATCGGTATTCAAATCGCTGGTTGTAACGAAGCGGCATATAACGGTAACTTTGCAATCACAAACGTATTGAACCCATATCAGTTCACATATACAGCAAACTCTGTACCAGCAAATTCACCTGCATCTGGTAACTATGTTTGTTCTGCAACAACATGGTATGGTTCTTCAAATCGTATCGGTATCTTCGATGACCAAAACGGCATGTTCTTTGAATATGACGGTTCTCAATTATATGCAGTAAGACGAAATGCGGTTTATCAGATTTCCGGTAACACTTGGATTAATGCTGGTTCAAATACATTAAACGGTAACAATACAATCTTTACTAAGCAGTTACAACCTAATGATTTTATTGTAATCAAAGGTATGCCACACCGTGTACACAACATTCTTACAGACTCTGTATTGACAGTTGTACCAACACTACGTGGTACTCAGAACGTCAACTCTGCTGTTATTAGTAAAGTTCAAGACGTTAAAACACCAGTTTCACAGTTTAACATTGATAGATTAGATGGAACAGGTCCTTCAGGTTATAAGATTGACTTGACAAAAGACCAAATGTTCTACATCGACTATTCATGGTACGGTGCTGGTTTTCAACGTTGGGGTGTTCGTGGACCTGATGGTAACGTAATATATGCACATAAAGTAATTAATAATAACGTTAACTATCTTGCTTACATGCGTTCAGGTAACTTACCTGGTCGTTATGAAACTAATTCTTTCTCTAAGACTTCTGTTCTAACAGCAAACGTTGCACCAACAGATACAACAATTACGATATCTAATGCAACTGGATGGCCAAATACCGGAGTAGCAGTAATTAGAAATACCTCTAATACTGAATACTTTGCGTATACAGGTATCACAGCACTTTCAAACGGTGCCGCACAGTTAACAGGCGCTCAACGTGGTGCCGCTTATCAAACGGGTAACACTGGTAATACATTGTATGTAACAACAGTTGCTGGTAATAATATTGTAACTATACCTGCAAGTAACACAACATATGGTTTGTCAAACGGTATGTACGTGTTTGGTCCTAACATTGCACCACAAACGTTTATTCAGAACATTGTTGCAAACACATATATTGTGTTGAATCAAGCACCAACTGCTTCTGGTAACTCGGCAGTTATTATTCCACCATTAGCAAACATTGCACAAACAGTTGTTGTATTGTCTGCAACTGGTGCTAACTCATTAACATACACTGGTAACAATCAAGGTGCTGTAGTTCCAACTGCTGTTGAGTTACATGCGCCATTATACGGACCTGAGATTAACCATTGGGGTACTTCAGCAATTATGGATGGCGGTTTCACACCAGATAAATCGTTCATTTTCTCAAAAGGTATGCAAACACCTTTAACAATTTATCCAGCCGGTGGTGCCGCTAACACAATGGCTCTTTGGAGTTTCCGTGTTGCGCCTTCTGCATCAAACGGTATACCAGCTTCTGCTCTTGGTGTTCGTGAGATTGTTAATCGTATGCAACAATTACCATTTGAACTTGATGCCTATTCTAACGGTGCTTGTTTGATGACTCTTGTATTGAACGGTAGCGTTTCAAATACAACAGCACAATGGCAAAACGTTGGTGGTTCTAGTTTGTCTCAATATGTTTTCCATGCACAGAATACAACAGTATCTGGTGGTGAAACAGTTTTCGGATTCTTCTTGAATAACAACTTAGGAACATTCGGTTCAACTCAAAACGATTTGACACAATTGCTTTCACTTGGTACAAGTATTCAATCTGGTGGTGTTGCAAATACTGGTGTCGGTATCTATCCTGACGGACCTGACGTATTGACACTTGTTGCTACGAACGTATCATCAACGAACCTTGCAAGTATCTTAGCTCGTTATTCATGGACTGAAGCTCAAGCGTAATGCAAACAGCCGCACAACTTCCAGTATTACCGGTAGTATCTGAGAATACTACCTTTTACATGTCTGTTCAACCATCAACGCAAGTTGGTGGTAAAACAAGTTATGAGTTTGCGGCTACTTCATTAACATTTAATCCTTCAACAAATGTAGTAACGATGAATGTGCTTTCGACTTTAACACTCAATGCATTTACATTAAATGCAGTCACATTAAATGCGGTTACTATGAATGTTACATCGAATTTATACACTGGTTCAATTAATATTTCGACAGGCTCAAACGTATTTGTAGGAACAACAAGGGTTGAGTCTCAGATACCTCATCCATTTTTACTATCGTTTTTGTAGGAACAACTCATGTTATCATATAGAGTTTTAGGTCAAGCAGTACCAGGAACAACAAATACCACATTGTATGCGGTATCGACTGGTGCGAATACTATTATTTCATCAATTCTAATTGCAAACCAAGGTGCTTCTCTCGCTACTTATCAATTAGGTGTTGTACCTAACGGACAAACACTTTCAACAAAAAACTATATTGCTTATAGTGCAAACGTGCCAGCAAACGATACAATGACATTAACACCAGGTATTACAATGGGTGCAAATGATGCTATTGTATGTTATGCTAATAATTCATCTGTTTCATTCTCAGTATTTGGTTGCGAAATATCATAACAAAGGTGCATTGTTATGGCAGTTATTAAAACAAAAAGACTCAGCACAAAAAATGTTGCCAACTTAGCCGATTCAAGTAAAAGCAGATTATCAGCATCTTGTATCAATAATACATCAACAGCATATCCTGGCGGTCCCAGTGGAAGTACCGGTCCTGTAGGTGTTCCATTAACGTTTGTGATTGTTGCGGGTGGTGGTTCTGGTGCACAACGTTGGACTGGTGGTGGTGGAGGTGGTGGTGTTATTGTTGGTGCAGTAGCGGCCGCATCAAAAGGAACACCCTACGCAATAACAGTTGGTGGTGGAGGTGCCGCACCTGTTTATCCAACAACCATATGTTATGCTTATACTTTCCGAGGCGTTAACTCAAGTGCATTTTGTGTTACAGCAATAGGTGGAGGTGGTGGTAAAGGTTATAGTTGTTACATACCAGCTCCTACAGGGGGTTGTGTAGCACCAGGTGGTTCAGGTGGCGGTGGTGGTGGACCTACTGGTCCTCCAACAGGTGTTGCACCATTCCCTTATGCGAACAACCAAGGCGGTTCAGGTACTCAACCAGGACAACCAACACCATCCGGACCTGCTATAGTTTGGACCAATTACGGTAATCCAGGTGGTAATTATAATGGTGGAGGTGGTGGTGCTTCATCATCAGGATCAACAAGAACATTTACAGGAACTCCACAATTTCCAACACCAGGGAGTGCAGGTGGTTCCGGTCTGACCGTTTCAATAACAGGAAGTCCTTTCATCGTAGCTGGTGGTGGAGGTGCTGGTGGACGTTATGGTGCAACTCAACCACCTAACGGTTTCGTAGGAGGCCCTGGTGGTCCTGGAGGTGGTGGTAATGGTTCAGGTTATGGATGTGCATACCCAAGATTGGGAAGTCCGACACCATTACCAGGACAAAATGGCGGTACTAATACTGGAGGTGGAGGTGGTGCAGGCTCATGTAGAGCACCTATAACTCCTAGTATAGGTGGTGCAGGAGGTTCTGGTGTAGTGTATGTTTCTGTTCCAACTCCATTAGCTGGAACTGCTGGTCCGCCAAGCGTATTTACAAGTGGACCTGATGGTGCTGGAAATACATGGTTTAAGTTTACGAGTTCTGGTACTTATACTGCTTAACTAAATACCAGAACAAGGAGATTAATTAAATGCAAGTGCAAAACAGAACCGATTTTACTAACTATTGCTTACGTAGGCTTGGTGCACCTGTAATTGAAATTAACGTTGACCCAGACCAAATACAAGACCGTATTGACGATGCTCTTCAATATTGGCAAGATTATCACTATGATGGTATTCAAAAATGTTATTGGATTAAACAAATTGATTCTACTGATATTGCTAATCAATATCTAGATTGTTCAAATGCGGTAGATTCAAATAACAATTCAGTTCAAATTATTGGTGTTTCAAGAATCTTTCCGTATACAGATTCACAGGCAAACGTCAATATGTTTGACTTAAGATACCAATTACGTTTAAATGAACTGTACGATTTCACATCAGCTTCATACGTTAACTTCACATTAACACAACAGCACCTTCGTTCACTAGAACTTATGTTCACTGGTGAAATACCAATTCGTTTTAACAGACACATGCAACGTCTTTATATTGACCAAGCATGGGGTAACGAAGAAGCTCCTGCAGGTGAAGTTATTGTTGCAGAAGCATATGCAATTATTAATCCAGACCAATATAATAAAGTTTGGGACGACCGTTGGTTAAAACTATATGCAACAGCATTAATTAAAAAACAATGGGGTAATAATCTTGCTAAATTCTCAGGTCTTCAATTACCTGGTGGTGTTAAACTAGACGGACAAAAGATTCAAGAAGATGCTGACAATGAAATTAAGTATCTACAAGAACAAATGCAGAATGAATATGGTGCACCGTTAGAATGGTTTATGAATTAACATGGCAACTAATCATTACTTCAATAACTACGGCTCGATTGGTGAACAAAGAGTTATTGAAGATTTAATCGTTGAGTCAATTAAAACAATGGGCTTTGATGCTCAGTATTTACCCAACAACAACGACCAAGCAAGAGATTTACTATACGGTGAAGACCCAGTAAAACAATTCAACTCTGCATTTACAGTTGAGATGTATCTTCAAAACTCAACAGAGTACGGCGGTGAAAGAGAATTCTTTTCTAAGTTTGGCTTAGAAATTAAAAACAATGTGACAGTTCTGGTTTCAAGACGTTCATTCAACGAAAGAGTACCACAAAATACTTACAACAGACCTCGTGAAGGTGACTTGGTTTATATACCATTTTTAAACGGTACCGGTGAACTCTATGAAATCAAATTTGTCAATCAAACAAAAGACTTCTTTATGTTGGGTAGAAAGTATCCTTATTTCTATGAACTAGAAATGGAAAAATTCAAATACTCACAAGAAGTTTTGCAGACTGGTGCACCAGATGTCGATTCTATTGTTGCACAATCTGGTTATACAATTGACCTTGATGTCAATATTAGCACTGGTAACGGAACTTATCAACATCAAGAAATTGCATTCCAGTCACTCGACAATACATTGTTAAACGCTTTTGCATATGGTACAGTACAAGAATGGGTGCCAAGTGCTAACGTGTTGACTGTAAGTAATATTTTTGGTGAGTTTACATCTGGTTCTAATGTGAGAGGTCAAACAAGTAATGCATCATACAGCATCACAACTTATGATGAGATGCAAAACAATACAGAGACAGAAGTATATGATAATGAGTTGATTCTAAGCAACGCAAATACTATTATCGACTTCTCAGAATCAAATCCTTTTGGTAGTATATAATGGCAAACGTATTTTATAATAGAGTAATCAGAAAACTTGTTGTCGGTTTTGGCAACTTGTTTAATAACATTACGCTTGTCAGATACAATCCGGATGAATCAGAGGCTCAAAGATTTCTTGTACCGATTGCTTATGCACAGAAAGAATTATACGTTCAACGTCTAGAAGGTGATCCTAACCTTGACAAAAAAGTTCAACTAACTTTACCAAGAATGTCATTTGAGATGACAGGGTTCAAGTATGATGCAAGCAGAAAACAAAATACAAACATCAAGAACTTTTCCCAAAACGGTTCTTCTTTGTCAACTCAATACAATCCTGTACCATACGATTTTGATTTCTCATTAAACATATATGTAAGAAATATCGAAGACGGTACTCAAATGATTGAGCATATTTTACCGTATTTCACACCAGACTATACGATTAAGTTAAACTTAATACCTGAAATGGGTATCACAAAAGAGATACCAATTATTTTAAACTCAACAGACCAAGAAATAATCTATGAGGGCAACAGAGATGCAGACCCTAGAATGATTATCTGGACTCTTAATTTTACTGTAAAAGGTTTCATCTATGGTGGTACAACGTCTGCAAATGTTATTACGACATCAATCACAAACATTTTTAGCAATCCGACTTTTGGTGAAGATGTACAGTTTACGATGTCTTCTTCGGGTCTTGGCGACTATCAACCAGGCGAAAAAGTATATCAGGGGTATTCTTTAAATACCGCTACCGCAACTGCTACTGCCGTCAACTGGTCAAACACGACACATACTTTAGTTGCTTCTGATGTTTCCGGCAACTTCATTTCAAATCAACCAATCATTGGTGCAGTCACAAACACAAAAAGAAATTTCATATCATTTGCATTGACACCGCATTTATATGCAAATTCTGTAACTACACCTTCACCTAACACAGCAACAGCAAACTCAAATTATACATATAATACTGTAATAACTGAAAGACCATAGCTATGGACAAACTTGATAAGAACATGACTGAAATATTTGATATTGAACCTAAAGCAACAGAAATTGTTAAGGTTGAAAAACCACAAGTACCTGTTGCAACTGAAGAACTCAAACACGACTTAGAAGATGCATATCAGCAGTCTAAAGATAATCTACAACATATCATAGACCAAGGTAAAGATGCAATGGAAGAAATTCTAAACATTGCAAAAAACAGTCAGCACCCAAGAGCGTTTGAAGTTTACGGTACTCTTTTAAAAAATATGACTGAGGCAAACAAAGAACTTCTAAGCATACAGAAACAGATGAGAGAAATTAGCGGTACAAAATCAGAAGCGGCTCAAACAACTATTGACAAAGCAGTTTTTGTAGGTACAACAGCAGACTTTAATAAGTTGCTAAAAGGTAAAGTGTAATGGCCGTACAAAATAAAGATTCCTACCGTGACAATCCGTTACTTAAAAAAGTAGGCGTTGAACACCCCTATACACAAGAACAAGCAGAAGAATATGCAAAGTGTGCTTCAGACCCAGTATACTTTGCAATGAATTATATTAAAATTGTTAACGTTGATGAAGGTCTGATACCGTTTAAGATGTGGGACTTTCAAAAAGAAATGATTAAAGTCTACCATGAAAATCGTTTCTCAATTACAAAATGTCCTCGTCAGGTTGGTAAAACAACAACATCAGTTGCTTATCTTCTTTGGTCTACAATCTTTACCGATTCACAATCAGTTGCAGTTCTAGCTAACAAAGGTTCTCTTGCACGAGACATCTTAGCTAAGTATCAACTAGCATATGAAAACTTACCTATGTGGCTACAGCAAGGTGTTGTTACATGGAACAAAGGTAACGTAGAACTTGAAAATGGTTCTAAGATTATTGCCGCTTCAACATCAAGTTCTGCAATTCGAGGTGGATCATTTAACATTGTATTCTTAGATGAATTCGCTTTCGTTCCTAATAATATTGCTGAAGAATTCTTTAACTCTGTTTATCCTGTAATCTCTTCCGGTAAAACATCTAAGATTATTATAGTTTCGACACCTAACGGTATGAATCTATTCTACAAGTTATGGATGGATGCAATCGGTAAGAAGAACGGTTATAAACCTTTTGAAATTCACTGGTCAATGGTGCCTGGTAGAACTGAGGCATGGAAAGAAGAAACAATTCGTAACACTTCTTTACGTCAGTTCCAGCAAGAGTTTGAAACAGAATTCTTAGGCTCGTCAAATACTTTGATTTCTGGCTACAAGTTAGCACAGTTAAGGTACATGGATGCGATTGCAGAACATGACCTGATGAAGATATACGAGCATCCTATTAAGACAGACGGTATTAAATACGTCAAAGATAGACTGTATTGTATTGTCGTAGACGTTTCAGAAGGCAAAAACTTAGACAGTTCTGCTTTCTCAGTCATAGATATATCAGAGTTACCATATAAACAGGTGGCAACTTATAAGAGTTCTTCTATTACACCGCTATTGTTCCCAACAGTTATCTACAATGCGGCTCGTTATTACAATGATGCTTACGTACTGGTAGAAATAAACAACACACCACAGATTGCAGATACTTTACATGCCGATTTAGAATACGAAAATCTATGGAAAGTATTTACCGGTAACAAGAAACCACAACAATTGTCTGCCGGTTTTGCTAGAGGAGTTCAATTAGGACTTAAAATGTCACCACAAGTTAAGAAGATTGGTACTTCTAACTTGAAAACTTTGATTGAAGGTGACAAACTACTCATCAATGACTTTGCAACATACTCAGAATTGACAACATTCGTAGAAACTAAGAACACTTTTGCCGCTGAACAGGGTGCAAATGATGACTTAGTGATGGGTTTGGTGATGTTTGGGTGGGTCACAACACAACCATATTTCAAAGAAATCGTTGCCCATGACCTAAGAAAACAAGTCCAATTAGAAAATATGAATCAGTTTGACGATGAAACAGTCGTTGAACCTATCATGGATGACGGTATGTCACACAATTTAGAACTTGTCGATGGCGACTTATGGGAAGTTGCTGACGGCAGTTCGGTATACAGCAGATTTATGCGAGATGCTATCAACAGTCTGTAAAAGTGCTGGTGCATAAATACCTTTATTGGTATAATCTGCCAAAAAGAACAAAATAATTCAAGGAGAAAACAATGGCGATTCAAATCTCTCCAGGCGTAATCACTACTGAGATTGACTTAACTACAGTCGTTCCATCAGTACTTACGACTGCTGGTGCATTTGCTGGTGACTTCCAATGGGGTCCAGCCAATCACATTATGCTGGTAGACAGCGAAACAACTTTAGTAAACACATTTGGTCCTCCAGATGCAAACTCAGCAACTGCTTTCTTTACTGCCGCTAACTTCTTAGCATACGGTAATAATCTGAACGTAGTTCGTGCTGTAGGTGCTTTAAGTAACAATGCAGTTCAGAACTCTAGTTCACCTGGTGTTCAAATTATTAATGAAGAAGTTTACTTAGTAAATTATTTCAATGGTTCAGCAAACTCTTATGGTTCTTTTGCCGCAAGATATCCTGGTACACTAGGAAACTCAATTCAAGTTTCAGTTTGCGATACTTCAACACAGTTCTCATCATGGCAATATAAATCATTGTTTTCTTCAGCACCAGGAACTTCTGCTTCTGTAGCACAAGTCGGTGGTTCACAAGATGAGATGCACATTGTTGTTGCAGACGTTGGTGGTTTAATTACTGGTAACTCTGGACAAGTTCTTGAAACATTTGGTTTTGTTTCTAAAGCAGGTGATGCACAAATTAACGGCAATTCAAATTACTGGAAACAAGTAATATTTGACAGGTCACAATACATCTATGCTATGGACCCACCAGAATATTCAGCAACTCATGCAACTTGGGGTTCAAATTCTGCAAACACAACGTTCGTACAACTTTCAAACGTTGAAAATGCTTTCTTATCTCTTGGTACAAATCCAAAACCATCAGATGCAAATATTGAAAATGCTTATGGTTTATTCGCTAACAAAGAGCATATCGACATTTCTTTAGTTCTAACTGGTGATGCAAACAATACAGTTCAAAACTATGTTTATAGCAACATCATTTCAACAAGACAAGATTGCGTTGGATTCTTCTCGCCACCAGCTAACACAGTTGTAAACAATTGGGGTAGCGAAGCAAGTGCTGTTACAAATTATTTCCAAAGCACATTGAATATTCAATCATCATATTTGGTTGCCGATTCAAACTGGAAATATCAATTTGACAAATACAACAACGTATATCGTTGGATTCCATTGAACGGTGATATTGCCGGTCTATGTGTAAACACAGATGCAGTTGCAGACCCATGGTTCTCACCAGCTGGTTTCAACCGTGGTGCAATTAAGAACGCTATCAAACTAGCATGGAATCCTACGAAACCTGCAAGAGATACTTTGTATGCGGCAGGTATTAATCCAATCGTATCATTCCCTGGACAAGGTATCGTTCTATACGGTGACAAGACTCTACAATCTAAGCCTTCTGCTTTTGACAGAATCAACGTTCGTAGATTGTTCTTAGTACTTGAGAAAGCAATTTCTACAGCCGCAAGATACTCATTGTTTGAATTCAATGATTCGTTTACACAAGCACAATTTGTTAACTTGGTAACACCATTCTTACGTGACGTTCAAGGTCGCCGTGGTATTACAAACTTCTACGTACAATGTGATTCAACTAATAACACACCACAAGTTATTAATGCAAATCAGTTTGTTGGTAGCATTTATGTTGTACCAAATCGTTCTACGAATTTCATTCAGTTGAACTTTGTTGCTGTAGATACAGGTGTTGACTTCTCAACAGTTGTTGGCTCAGTATAAATAACAAGTAGGAGAACACAATGACATTCAACGTATCAGAATTTAGAGCACAATTGACAGGGGACGGTGCTCGTCCTAATCTGTTCAATGTGACTCTAACATTACCAAATATTGTAAAGAACGCTACAAATGCTGGCAAGAAATTACAATTCATGGCTAAAGCCGCTCAGTTACCAGGTTCGACTGTTAACAATATACCGCTACACTACTTTGGTCGTGAAATTAAATTTGCAGGCAATAGAACATTCGCAGACTGGACATTAACAATCATCAATGATGAAGATTTCGTTATTCGTTCAGCTATGGAGAACTGGCTAAATAATATTAATAGCCATGCCGGCAACTTACGTTCAGCAAATGCTGTAGGTCCAGCGAACTACACATGTGATGCTACTGTAACTCAGTACGGCAAAGCTGGCGACAATATTCAAGCATATGACTTTGTTGGTATGTTCCCAGTTGATGTTTCAACAATCGACTTAAATTGGGATACAACCGATTCAATTGAAGAGTACACGGTAACGTTTGCTTATCAATACTGGACAAACAAAACAAGTACAGACGCTTAATTTTTCGTTGAAGGCCCTTCGGGGTCTTCTTTATGTTTTTTGTGAAATGATAAAAAGGCAATATGAACCCATTAAATAAATTTTCTTTGTTTGGTTTTACGATTTCCCGTGACAAGGAAATTCAAAATCAACAAACACAACCATCATTCTCACCACCGAGCAATGACGATGGGGCGTTAACTATTACTTCTGCCGCTTATTACGGCACGTATGTAGACTTAGACGGTACGGCAAAAAATGAGGTAGAATTAATATCTCGTTACCGTGAAATGGCAATGCAACCAGAAATTGAATCTGCCATTGACGATATTGTAAATGAAGCTATTTGCCAAGATGACGAAGGCAACAGTATCAAAATTGTTATGGACAATGTAAGTGCTCCAGACAAAATCAAAAAAGCAATCAAATCAGAATTTAATACAATTCTAAGATTGATGAATTACCAGAATATGTCACAAGATATATTCAGAAGATATTACGTAGACGGTAGACTTTATTACCATGTAATCATCGACAGAGAAAATCCAGTTGCCGGTATTAAAGAACTCAGATATATTGATCCACGTAAACTTAAGAAAGTTCGTGAGATTAAAAAGACTAAAGATGAGCGTACCGGTGTTGATATTATGAACGTAGTCAACGAATACTATATTTGGAACGACAAGGTCACTACAGGATCGTCTTCCAGCTTCGGACCAGTAGGTGTACGTATAACCACAGACTCTGTGCTTTCCATCGTCTCTGGTCTCATGGATTCACGCCGTGCAGTTGTTTTATCTTACTTGCACAAAGCAATCAAACCACTCAATCAATTACGTATGATTGAAGATGCTACAGTTATTTACCGAATATCTAGAGCACCTGAAAGACGTATATTCTACATTGACGTTGGTAACTTACCTAAATTAAAAGCCGAACAATACCTACGTGACATCATGGTAAAGTACAAGAACAAACTTGTATATGATGCCAACACAGGTGAGGTTCGTGATGACCGTAAATTCTTGTCTATGATGGAAGACTTTTGGTTACCACGTAGAGAAGGTGGTAAAGGTACAGAAATCACTACATTACCTGGCGGACAAAACTTAGGCGAACTAGAAGACGTTAAGTACTTTGAAAAGAAGCTATATAAAGCGTTGTGTGTACCAGTTTCACGTTTGAATCCTGAGACTTCAGGTTTCTCGTTAGGTCGTACAAACGAGATTACAAGAGACGAATTAAAGTTTGCAAAATTTGTTGACCGTATGCGTCAGAAGTTTGCAGAAGTATTTGACCAAGCATTGAGAGTTCAATGTGTGCTCAAAGGTATTTGTAATGAAGAAGAATGGAAAGTCTTTAAAGAAGATATTCATTACAACTTTATTACCGATAACAACTTTTCAGAACTCAAAGATGCTGAGTTAATGAAAGAAAGATTATCATTGTTGCAAGAAGTAGACCCATATACCGGTAGATATTTTTCACAAGCATGGATACAGAAAAATGTTCTACGCTTTGACAATGACCAAATCAAGATTATGCAAACAGAGATTGAGAAAGAAAAAGAAGCTGGACTTGGTTTACCGGTTGAAGTTACTAATCAAGTTGCTCAACAAGCAATGATGAGCACAGTACCAGAACAACCGATTCATCCAACAGACATAGAACATCAACAAGATATGGCTAAGAAAGATTTTGATAACAAGATTGAGTTAGCTAAATTGAAACCAAAACAAAAACCAGCGGTTAAAAAAGAAGAGATTGATGAACCTAATACGTTCGAAAGACTTAAAAGAATTTTATAGGAGACTTAAATGACTAGCAGAGCAGTTATAGATTATACAATGGAAGACGATTCTCTTGGCGTAAGAGATGCTTTATATTCTGCAATTCAAGACCGTGTTATGGCACATATTGAAGCAAAGAAAGCAGAAATAGCGGCAAACTTTATTACACCACATCAAGAAGAGACAGATGTTGAGGTCGATGAAGACCTAGAAAATGAGATGAAATATTATGCTAATGTACCAGAAGGTGTTGAGGTATTTGTACCAAAACAATCTATTACAGAAGCAAAAGATAAAAAGCCTAAAGAAGAGCACCCATGGAGAATGGACAAAGACCGTGAAGGTACTGGCTACCATGAAATCAATTCTGTGCGTCCTAAGACAGCATTAGTAAATGGTGTTCCTAAGAACCTAGGTCTTGAGCATGATGGTGTTCATAGTCACGCTTTTGAGAATCAACATGAGGCAGAGAAAGCCGCATTTGATTTAGCGAGCCGTGGTCACATGTGTACTCATCACTGCCCACAAGGTTACGCTAAAGCGGTTATTCAACCACATCACTCAATGGCGATTGGTTATTAATGAAATCAATTAGAGAGTTTATTGATATTAAATCATCCGAGGCGGAAACGCTTTCGGAGGACTCTCTATTGGAAGCCCCACAAGGTAAGGAAGTCTCTGCAACGAAGACTGACTTACCTTCTCTTTTGACGTTACAAAGAAAATCAATACGCCGTCTACCAAACGGTGAAAAGGTTGCTTTGTACTATGCCAGTAAGATTAATAAATATGTAACAATACCATATTCAGACGTTCATTCTGAAGAATATGAAAAAGGTAACAATTTAGAATGTCTTCAAGACATAGTAGAGAGCAATAAAGCTAATGCAATTATTTTTGAAGATGGTAAAACGATGATGGTAAATATTGCAACTGCAAAGAAAGTCTTAAGACTACACGAGTCTTTAGATGCCACAAATCGTTTAAAGATTTATAGAATGGTTGATGAGAGCAAAGAACAGTTTAAGAAAGTAGTTGGTTTTGCTTTCACACATATAAAATAAGGTAAAAAATGGCAAATCAATATACATACCAAATTATAAAAGATAATGTCAATCACACTATCATTAAATTGACTGGTCAGTTTGATGGTAGCGGTCAAGAATCTAATCTTAATAGAATTCAAGCAAACACACTTTACGGCGCTTTAAATACTGCCGGTGGTGCATTGTCAGGTGGTGGTACATCATTACCATTTTACGGATTATTAATCAATCGTGTTTGGTATGATGTTAGCGGTACAGGTAACGCACAATTAGTTTGGTCTTCAGATACAGCACAAACTATATTCTATATGACTGGCGGACACGAATATGATGCTATGGGAAATTGGGTAACTATTCCTAACAATGCATATGGTCAAGCTAACTGTAATGGAAATATTGGTATCATAACTCACGGTATGTCTGCAAACGATGGTTACAGTATTGTAGTAGAAGTACGTAAAGATAACATCTATTATCAACGTGGACATCTTGATGATCCTGCTTCATTCAATTATGGCATTTATAGAACTACACCTTAATCATGGCTAACAAATATACTTACCAAGTTTTAAGAGATACTACAACAGATGCTGTGATTAAACTCACAGGCAGTTTTGATGGTACTGGACAAGAAGCAAACACATCTAGAATTCAAGCAAATAGTCTTGCTGGTGCGATTGCAACTAACGGTTATCTTGTAGCAAATTCTACAAATTCTTTTGCTAATACACCTTTATCATATTACGACCTTCAGTTAACCGGTTTAAAATATTTTGTCAACTTCCCAACAAATACTGTTGGTGGTGTCGAAATCTTTTGGTCTGGCAACGGCACATCATTCTCAACACAGTATGCAAACTCTGCAACGATAGTGCATTTGAATGGTCAAGGTGAGATGGGTATGGGAGAACAATTACCATCTATTCTAAATAATTCTGGTGCAACAGCAAACGGATATATTATACCAGCAAACGTTGGTCTTGGTGATATCGGTGTTACTACACAAGGTGCAACTGCAAACTGTGCGTATACATTAATATTGCAAGTGAGAAAGAATAACGCTCAATATCAACGTGGTCAGTTCAATGATCCGGCCGCATTTAACTACGGAATATACAAACAAATACCATGAAACTAATCAAAGAAATTACAGAATCGGTAAACTATATTACCGAAGAAAAAGATGGAAAGAAAACTCTATTCATCGAAGGTCCTTTTTTAGTTACTGAAAGAGAAAACAAGAATAAACGTCTGTATGAACACGGTACAATGCTTAAAGAAGTTAAGCGTTATACTGAAGAGTACATCAATAAAAACCGTGCATACGGTGAATTAGGTCATCCAGACACACCTTCGATTAACTTAGACCGTGTATCACACATCATTACTTCTCTCAAAGAAGACGGTCATCAGTTTATCGGAAGAGCAAAAATACTTGATACCCCAATGGGACAGATTGCCAGAAACCTTATCGAAGGTGGTGGTCAACTAGGAGTCTCATCTCGTGGTATGGGTTCATTGAAGAATGTTAATGGAGTCAACATTGTTCAAGACGATTTTTATCTAGCCACAGCGGCAGATATTGTAGCTGATCCATCAGCACCAGGTGCGTTTGTACAAGGTATAATGGAAGGCAAAGAGTGGATGTTAGTAGACGGTGTATGGACAGAACGTCAATTAGAAGAATCTAAGAAGATGATTCGTCAAGCTACACCTAGAGAGATTGAAGCTGTCGGCTTGAAAATCTTTGAAAACTTCATCAAAAAATTATAAAATATAAATATACCAATACGAATCATAGGAGATTTACAAAATGGGAAAATTCAATCTGTCAGATGCCGCTAAAGCTATTTTGAACGAAGGCTCAAAAGAGACTTTAGAAGGTAACGTAAAACAAAAGATGGGTCAAAGAGGATCCGACAAGCACCCAAGCGGTGAAGTTGGAAAAGATGCCGTTAAGCCAAATATTGCTTACGGTTCTAAATCTGCTGGTATGGTAGGTCAATCACCAGAAGAAATGGATGATGCATTACCAGATTACTTAAAAGGCACACCAACAGCAACAGCACCAGGTGCAACACCACCTGTAGGTTCAGAAAAAGACGGTGTTGGTTATTCTAAGCCAAAAGGTCAACCACAAGAAACAATGGGACGCAAAGACATTATGGTACCTGCACAAGATACAGCTAATCAATACGATGCTATCCGTGACCGTGTTGCATCAAAATTAGCAAAACAAACAATGAAGCCAAATCCAGGTGCTACATTCCAATCATATGGTGAAGGTATTGACCTTTCTGATGACGTAAATGCGTTGCTAGAAGGTGAATCTTTATCTGAAGAATTCAAATTAAAAGCAACAACAATCTTTGAAGCCGCTGTTACATCACGCATCGAAGCAATTGTTGAAGAAGTTGAAGCAAGTTTAGTAGAACAATACGAAGCTGGTATCGAACAAATCAAAGAAGAACTAGCAGAAAAACTAGACCAGTATATTGATTACTTTGCAGAACAATACATGATTCAAAACGAATTGGCAATTGTTTCCGGTCTACGTGCAGAAATTGCCGAAGACTTTATGACAAGCCTGCGTAACGTATTCATGGAACACAATATTGACATTCCAGAAGAGCAAGTTCAAGTTGTCGAAGAGTTGACAACAAGAGTTGAAGAACTAGAACAAGCCTTGGATGAAGAAGTCAAAAACGCTGTTGCTTTAAAGAGAGCACTAAGCGAACAAGTAAAAATTGAGGCTATCCACACAGCTTGTGAAGGCCTAACTCAGACTCAGGAAGAAAAATTAAAATCACTCGCAGAGGGTGTTGAATTTACTACTGAAGAAGAATTTAATGCTAAACTAAACGTTTTGAAAGAATCTTATTTCAAAGCAGACGTTAAAGTTGCAGAAAGTTCTATGCTGAACGAAGGTATTGAAATTGAAGAAGAGAAGAAACAAAACGTTTCAACAGATGATTCAATCAATCAATATGTCAGAACTATTTCACAAACTTTGGTAAAATAATAAATAAACTACCAATACAAGATACTAATAAGGAGAACAACTAATGTATCTATCCGAAGAACTACAAAAGAAATGGCAACCAGTTCTGGAGCACCCAGAATTAGAAGCAATTAAAGACCCATACAAGAGAGCAGTTACATCTGTTATTCTTGAGAACCAACATCAAGCGATGCAAAAAGACCGTCAGGCTTTGCATGAGACTACAGATACTGGTCCTACAAACGTTACTGGTGGCGTTCAGAACTTTGACCCAATCTTAATCAGCTTGGTTCGCCGTTCATTACCAAACTTGATTGCATATGACATTGCTGGTGTACAGCCAATGACAGGTCCAACAGGTTTGATTTTCGCAATGCGTGCCCGTTATACAGGCCAAGGTACTGGTAATGCTGAAGCGTTCTATAACGAAGCAAACACAGTATTCACTGGTGCTAACACAGGTACTCAGTACAACGAATACGGATTCTCTGGTAACACAGCATCTGATACATCAAACAACTACTTCGCATCTACATTCGGTGCTCCAAATGGTGCAAACAACTTCACAACTGGTATCGGTATTCAAACATCAATGGCTGAATACTTGGGTTCAGACTCTAATACTGCTTTCCAACAAATGGCATTCTCTATCGAGAAAGTTACTGTTACAGCACAATCTAGAGCATTGAAAGCTGAGTACTCTTTAGAACTCGCACAAGACTTGAAAGCAATTCACGGTCTTGATGCAGAAACAGAATTGTCAAACATTCTGTCTACAGAGATTCTAGCTGAGATTAACCGTGAAGTTATCCGTACAATCTATTTGTCTGCCGTTCCTGGTGCACAATACGGTACAGTAACAAAAGGTTATTTCGACTTAGATACTGACTCAAACGGTCGTTGGTCTGTTGAGCGTTTCAAAGGTTTGATTTTCCAAGTTGAGCGTGATGCTAACGTTATTGCAAAGCAAACTCGTCGTGGTAAAGGTAACGTGATGATTGTATCATCTGACGTTGCTTCCGCTATGGCAATGGCTGGTGTATTGTCTTATACTCCTGCTCTACAAGCTGACTTGCAAGTTGACGATACAGGTAACACATTCGCTGGATTGTTACATGGTCGTATCAAAGTTTACATCGACCCATACTTCGGTGGTTACCAACAAAATATCGAATTGGCAACAATCGGTTACAAAGGTACATCACCATATGATGCAGGTCTATTCTACTGCCCATACGTACCGTTACAAATGGTTCGTGCAGTTGACCAGTTCACATTCCAACCAAAAATTGGATTCAAGACTCGTTACGGCATGGTAGCAAACCCATTTGCACAAGGTCTTAACACACCTGCAGGTAATAACAACGGCTTGATTCAAGCTGGTACAAACGTTTACTACCGAATTTTCGGTGTTAAAAACTTGATGTAATCAAGAAGCCAACGAAGATTGGCATTTAAAAGGGATCTTCGGATCCCTTTTTTTTGCTTTATAAATACCCCTATGACAGCACTAAACAGAAACCCACAGAATACGAATCTATTACAACCTACAAAGTTCTTGTTGAACTTTACTAAGATTGATTCGGTACAATACTTTTGTCAAGGTATCAATTTACCTGGCATTACTCTTTCAGGTCCGGCTCAACAGTCAACACCATTTCAATCTATACCGAAAGCTGGTGACGTATTAACGTATAATCCTTTAAGTGTTACGTTTACAGTTGACGAAGATTTAAAAACAATTCAAGCAATACAAAACTGGCTCAAAGGTATTGCAAACCCATCAGGATTTTCAGGTAGAAATAAAGACTACAAAGATAACTATTCTGATGCTATTCTTACCATTCTTACTGGTTTAAACAATACCAATTTAAGAATTCAATTTATAAATTTATTTCCGACAGACATATCAGACATCGAGTTTGATACCAAAGATTCGGCAGATAATATCATTGTCGCAACGGCAACCTTTATATATGAATATTATAACATATTGACAAATTAATCGTTTTATGTTATACTGAAATTTTGTAATTGGATTTTGATATGGAAAAACTTGATAACATTTTGAAAATGTGGGAGAATGATTCAGCAGTCGATAAGACAGAACCTAGTTCTGAACTTACCAGAGTGCCACAGCTTCATAGCAAATACCTAAATATACTAACATCACACAAGATAGCCGCAAAGAAGGCTTTCTTCGACCTTCAACGTATGAAGAAGGTGAAGTGGGAATACTATACCGGAAAGATGGACAAAGAAACATTAGACCAGTATGGGTGGGAACCGTTCCAGTTTACATTAAAATCTGATGTAAGCACTTATATGGAAGCGGATGAAGATATGATTAGACTTAACGAGAAAAAAGTATACCACGATGAGGTGGTTTCTGTAGTTGAGTATATTATGAATGAATTGAAGTCTAGGACGTTTCAACTTAGAGACATTATATCGTGGGAGAAATTTATTGGAGGACAATGAGTGACTTAGTAATCTACAAGAAGAATGAAGCATTTCTTCAAATTAAATGTGAGCAACATATTGCAAAAGAACTATCTGATTATTTTACGTTCTTTGTGCCAGGTCACAAGTTTACTCCAGCCTTTAGAAATAAAATATGGGACGGTAAGATACGTCTTTTTGATTTAAGAAACAATTCTCTATATCTTGGTTTACTAGATTACGTTAAAGAATTCTGTAATGCTAGAGAATACACAATAGAATATACTGAACCATCGGTAGATGTAGAAGATGAGTTCAGCAGATATCATGCAGAGAAGTTTGTAGATAGTTTAAAGCTACAGTCTCAAAGTAAAGATATTCTTACTCACGACCATCAATTAGATGCGTTTATTAACGTTATGCAGAGGCGTAGAGCACTTTTATTGTCTCCTACAGCATCAGGTAAGTCTTTAATCATTTATCTCTTTATACGTCAGTTCCTTGAGTTTCAAGGACTCAAAGGACTCATTCTAGTACCGACAACATCTTTGGTAGAACAATTACATTCAGACTTTGAAGATTATTCTACCAATAACGGCTTTAACACGGAAAAAAATACTCAGAAAATCTATTCCGGTCAAGAAAAGAACTACGATAAACCTATTACAATATCTACATGGCAATCAATGCAACGGATGCCGGATGAATTCTTTCATCAATTTGATTTTGTAATTGGTGACGAAGCACATCTTTTTAAAGCAAAAGAACTCACTAGAATTCTTGCCGCTTGTATCAATACAAAATATAGGATAGGATTAACCGGAACGCTGGATGGAACTAAAACACACAAACTGGTATTAGAAGGTTTGTTTGGTTCTGTCAAGAAAGTTATTTCAACAAAAGAACTTATTGATAAAGGTATACTATCCGGATTTGAAGTCAAATGCTTGGTGTTAAAACATTCACCTGAGATTTGTGCAGAAATGAAAGATGCTACATATCAAGAAGAATTGCAATATCTTATACTGAATGAACAACGAAATAAGTTTATTAAAAATCTTGCGGTAAGCATGAAGACAAACACGTTGGTTCTCTATCAAATGGTTGACAAACACGGCAAAATACTGTATAATATGATTAAGGATACAGAGAAGATTGGCGATAGAAAAGTCTTCTTTGTTTCGGGTGGAACAGAAACAAGTGAACGTGAAGAAATTCGTAAAATTGTAGAGAAAGAAAATGATGCTATTATTGTGGCTAGTTTTGGGACTTTTAGTACTGGAATTAATATTCGCAACCTGCATAATATTATATTCGCATCTCCATCAAAGTCACGAGTTAGAAATCTTCAGTCTATTGGACGAGGTCTTCGGAAATCGACTGGTAAAGAAATAGCAACTCTTTATGATATTGCTGATGACCTTAGACATAAAAAACATACTAATCATACCTTAAATCATTTCATGGAACGGGTTGATATATATAATGAAGAGAAGTTCCCTTTTAAAATCTACAACATAGGACTTAAAAATGGATAATAGCAACGTAAGGATAGTCAGACTCAAAAGCGGTGAAGACATTCTTTGTAATCTTCTTATTAATGAAGACAAGGTTCTTGTCAATTTGATGGAACCCATGTTACTTGAATATGAAACTTATGGTGATAGTCAACATCTTTGTATTTCAAATTGGCTTCCGGTAGCATTAGTTAAAGAAAACAAATCGGTAATACCTGTTACTGAAGTTCTTTGTGTGATGCATCCGAATGAGGAATTGATTGAATACTATAACGATACTCTTGATAAAATGAATTCTGCTTTGGTAGTTAAGCCAATGGAAGATTTAAATGAAGAAGAGATGGCTCAAATGATGGAAGTTATGGAGGAAATAAAGACTACTAAAGGATTGGTAATGCATTAATTAATCAATCTCTAACAGTCTACATAGCCAGTGTATCATTTGTCAAGCACTTTGTCAATACTTTTTACGGTAAACTTGAATGAAAAAACCAAAGGAATATGTTAATAATGCAGATTTTACTCAAGCATTAATTGATTATAAAATAGCATCGGAAGAGGCGAAACGTCTCGGCAAGCCTAAACCAAAGATCCCGAATTACATCGGTGAATGTTGGATGAAGATTGCCGAGAATTTCTCACACAAACCTAACTTTATTAATTACCCACATCGGGAAGAAATGGTATCAGACGGTATAGAAAACTGTCTAATGTATTTCGAAAACTTTGATCCCAACAAATCTAAAAACCCATTTGCTTACTTCTCTCAAGTAGTATTCTTTGCGTTCTTACGTAGAATAGAAAAAGAGAAGAAACAGCTATACGTCAAATACAAATCTACAGAAATGCTTGGTGTCTTAGATGAACACGAGCAAAATGACTTTGAAGACGGTACTTCAAGGCAGTTTCAACTGTATGACAACATTGGCGAATTCATTTCTAATTACGAAAAATCTAAAAAGACTAAACTTGCCAAAACTAAAAAGAAAGCAAAAGGTCTTGAAAAATATATTAAGGAGACGGTATGATTGATTACAACGGTTTAAAAATAGGCTTCACATGTTCTTGTTTTGATTTGTTTCATGCCGGACATGTAATGATGTTGAAAGAGGCGAGAACACAATGCGACTATTTAATTGTAGGTCTACAATCTGACCCTACCATTGATAGACCAGAAAAGAATAAACCGGTACAAACATTACTAGAACGATATATTCAACTTGAAGGTTGCAAGTACGTAGATGAAATAGTTCCCTATTCCACCGAAAAAGAGTTGATGGACATCTTGACAAGTTACCCAATTGATGTTAGAATAATAGGAGAAGAGTACAGGGACAAGCAATTTACTGGGTTTAACCTATCAATGTCTGTGTACTTTAATTCAAGACAACACAGTTTCAGTACAACAGAACTAAGACAACGTGTATTAACAGCAAACACAAAAAACATTACACCACCTAAATGAAAGTTGCGATAATAACGGACCAGCATTTCGGCGTAAGAAATGACTCCCCACAATTTTTGGATTACTATGAGAAGTTTTATAAGGATACTTTTTTTCCTACTCTTGATAATGAGCATATATCTACTGTTCTCATACTTGGGGATACGTTTGACAGGCGTAAATATGTCAACTTTAATACATTAAAACGTGCTAAAGAGATGTTTTTTGATGAACTTGAGCGTAGAAATATACAAATTCATATGATTGTCGGTAACCATGATACGTTTTTTAAGAACACAAATGATGTGAATTCAGTTGATTTGTTATTAGAGAACTATAAAAATATTACCATTATCGAAAACGCTAAGACGATTGATATAGATGGTTTTGAAGTTTGTATGTTGCCGTGGATTTGTGCAGAAAATTATACTGATAGTATAAACGAAATTAAAAATACAAAGGCAACTATCTGCATGGGTCATTTAGAGATTGCCGGATTTGCAATGTATCGAGGTATGCATACAGATGAAGGTTTGGATCGTGAACTATTTAATAAGTTTGAGTATACTTTCTCAGGTCACTATCATCATAAACATAATTTTGGCAACATTTATTATTTGGGTAATCCTTATGAACTCACTTGGCAAGACTATGCCGATCCTCGTGGGTTTCATATATTCGATTTTGGTACTCTTGATGTACCGACTTTCATACAAAACCCAAACAGTATGTTTCACAAAATCATGTATGACGATAAAGCAGAATCAGTTATTGACATAAATGCCAAAGACTTATCAAAGTATACAGATACACATGTGAAAGTGGTAGTTGTAAACAAGACTAACCCTTACTTATTTGAGAAGTTTGTAAATCGTTTGTACCAGATTAATCCTGCCGATGTTACGATTGCCGAAGATTTTTCGGAGTTGACAGAAGAGTTAAATTCTGATACAATAGACCAAGCAGACGATACTTTGTCAATCCTAAATAAGTATGTCGATACTATCAAAGAAGACCATATTGACAACAGTAAACTCAAAAACATTTTCAAAGAATTATACGTAGAAGCATTGAACCCTGATACAGAATGATATTATTTAAAAAGATTCGATGGAAGAATTTTCTATCCACCGGAGCGCATTTTACTGAGATTGACTTTACAAAATCTACGAACACATTAATTGTGGGGCATAACGGTGCCGGTAAGTCAACTATATTAGATGCGTTGTGTTTCGTTTTGTTTAATAAGCCTTATCGCAAGATAAACAAGACACAGATACCGAACTCTATTAACAATTCAGATTGTCTTGTTGAAATTGAGTTTGATATTGGCACAAAGAAGTATAAAGTTATAAGAGGTATCAAACCTAATACGTTTGAAATCTATTGTAACGGTGTTTTAGTGAACCAGGATGCGAAAGCAAAAGACTATCAGGAACATTTAGAGAAGTTTATTCTCAAACTAAATTATAAGTCCTTTACGCAAGTAGTCATCCTTGGTTCCGCCTCTTTTGTTCCGTTCATGCAGTTAGAAACTAAGGACCGCAGAACAATTATTGAGGACTTATTAGACATTGAAATTTTCTCTGAGATGAATGTTATTCTTGCCGATAAGTTAAAGATTGTTAAGAGTAATCTAATACAGAACACAAGCGATAGAAAACTCAAAGCAGAATTGATTAAGACTAATGAAAGTTTTATTGAACAACAGAAACAGTCACATGCAGAAGAGATTGAAACAAAAAGAAACGAAATCAAAGAATCATCCGGTGTTATTGAGAAGTTACAATCTGACATTAAACTTATTAATAAACACATTGAGGTTTTACAATCTAAAATACAAGACAAAGAATCAGTTGAAGCAAAGACAAAGAAACTTTTTCAGCTTGAAGCGAAGATTGAGTCTAATATAAAGAAAGTTAAAAAGGATATTGAGTTCTATGAAAAAAATGACCATTGCCCAACCTGTAGACAATCAATCGAACCAGGATTCAAAACAGACCAAGTTACCGAACGTCAAAGCAAAGTCGATGTTCAACAAAAGGGTCTTGAAGAAATTACAGAGGAAATTAACAAGCGAAACGAACGATTAACAGAAATATCTGCAATAGTTAAACATATCAACGCACATAATAATGAAGTTATTACACATAACTCAACAATATCTGCCACACAAAGATATGTTTCAAAATTATTAAAAGAAATTGACGAACTATCAATCAAACGAGACACTCTTGCAGAAGAGACCGGTATAAAGACATTGAGAGTTGAGTTGGAGTCCTTGCAGTCAGACCATGAAGAACTTCATAAGACGAAACAGTATTATGACTTTGCCGCCACGCTATTGAAAGATACTGGTATCAAGACTAAGATAGTTCGTCAATATTTGCCAATTATGAACAAGTTAATCAATAAGTATCTGACTGCAATGGACTTTTTTGTTAACTTTAATATAAACGAGAACTTTGAGGAGACAATTAAATCGAGACATCGTGATGAATTTAGCTATTCTAATTTCTCAGAAGGTGAAAAACTTAGAATTGATTTGGCATTATTATTTACCTGGCGTGAGATTGCTAGAATGAAGAACTCTACTAATACGAATCTATTAATATTAGATGAAGTATTTGATTCTAGTCTTGACATTGCCGGTACGGAAGAGTTTATGAAATTACTCAATCAACTTGGTACTGATACTAATTTGTTTGTGATTTCACATAAGGGCGACCAGCTATTTGATAAGTTTAGGTCGGTGATTAAATTTGAGAAGAAAACAAACTTTAGTAGGATTGTAAAATGAGTGAATTTAAATTAGTCATTGAAGATGATAAAAAGACTTCAACAAAAAAGGTAGCTGATGACGTAATCAGTTTTGATACGAGCAAGGCACTAGAACTACCAAAAGTAAGAAGAACGGCACCTTTAGTTCCTGAATATCATCCAGTTTTAAGTGAAGTTCTACCTGAGTTTGATTTCAGTAAACCTCCTATGGATCCTACAGAACTTGCTTCAATACTTGTTGATACATGCATCGAAAATAAAGGCTACGGTCTATCTGCAAATCAAATAGGTATTAAACACCGAGTATTTGTTATGGGTGCAGGTGATGAATATGTTGCGTTCTTTAACCCTAAATTGATTGCAACTCGTGGTAGCGTTCATATGGAAGAAGCATGTTTATCGTTTCCGTTACTAATGTTGCATCTTACCAGACCGGCAGAAGTTGATGTTGAATACCAAGACTACACAGGAGAGGTAAAAACAGCAACATTTCACGGTATAAGTGCAAGATGTTTCTTACATGAGCTTGACCACATGAACGGAATAGTGTATACTAGCCTTGCAAAACCTTTAGCCTTGCAAAGCGGTTACAAGAAACGCATGAAACTTTTAGGTAAACTTGGGTATAAATTTAAGAAAAGAAAATAATGACACAATATTATTATGAAAAGAATCAAAAACTACTTGATTCTAATGTGAATGTGACGTTTGATGATGTCTTAAAGATGACTACTGACGAATTTCGTCAATGGGTTATAAATCTACGCAAGACTGTTGTAGACCTATGGGACAACGAAAACTTGCCTCCTAGAGTAGGCTACAACAAGAAAGAAATTATCAAACAGTTTGCAGAGATGCCAACGTTTCCGGTTCACAAGTTTTTAGTTAAAGACCAGCTAACAGGCGAACTAGACGTAATCAGAAACACAAGTAATGTCGGTAATGCAGTCAATCAATGGTTTCCTACCATGATGAAGACACGTATTAACTACACAAAGAATGATGATGGTAAGTCTATCTATGATTATTTTGCTAAACCTGAACTATTAGATACATTTGTAACGTATGCGACAAGACACTTTAAACGTGATTCGTTCTATCATTATTCACTTGTAGTCAAATCAGAAGATACCGAAAATACTGGTAGTCTTCCTATATCGTCAACAGGTAAAGAATGGATACAAGAGTTCGAGCAGACATTTAGAAAACAAGGTAAGTTTGATTACTGGTTACAATCTAAAGATATAACTGCCGGTTATGATGGCTACAGCGAAGAACTGAAGAACACAAAATTTCTTTCTATAAGTAAAGCAGAAATTGAAGAACTCGGTGACCTCATACCAGAACTTTGTAAATCAAATCTTAACTTTGACAAGTCAGAACATGCCGTCATTAGATACTATCAGCACGGTCAGAAACTGTTTCCAATAGGTTTAAAAGCGTTCAGAGTATCTTTCTGTCAGTATGCTGTAAACTTCCCGCCATTGACAGCCAAATACTTGTATGAACGTTTTACAGATTCATTTAAAGACCAGGAATTGATTAAAATCTACGATCCATCTTCAGGATGGGCAGGAAGACTTCTTGGTGCGATGAGTGTCAAAGATGATAGAAACGTTTTGTATATCGGTACTGATCCTAATACCGACCACACAACGACAACCGGTAGAACTAAGTATGATGAAATTGCAGACTTCTACCGCAAGAACGTTAAGAAAGGTGGTTTGTTTTCCCATCAAGTACAACAAACTAAAACTGAAATATACCAGTTAGGTTCAGAAGTCATTCAGTTTAACGAAGACTTTCAGAAACACAAAGGTACAATTGATTTAATCTTTACTTCACCACCATACTTTGCAAAAGAAGCGTATTCAGAAGACCCTGAGCAGTCTTATAAAAAGTTCGGTCAGTATGATGAATGGCGAGAAGGCTTTTTACGTCCTACATTAGAAACTGCCGTTGCATGGTTGAAGAACGACAGATACATTCTATGGAACATTGCAGATGCCGTATTCGGTGGTGATATGTTGCCGTTAGAAAAAGATAGTCAAGACATACTAGAATCATTAGGTATGGTCTATAAAGGTAAGATTAAAATGGCTCTTGCACAGATGCCAGGTGGGAATCGTGTTGATTCGGAAACAGGATTACCCAAAGCAAAGAATTTCTGTAAGGTGAATGGTATGTGGTTAAAGTATGAACCGGTATTTGTGTTCTACAAACCTTAAGTGTACCGCAGAAATCGTTGACAAAAGTATTAAATAGTAGTATAATTGTCATACTCAAGTAATTGAGCTTTATTGTTATTTTTATTATAGGAGTTAGAATGACTACATTATCAGCAAAACAAAAAATGTTGCAAGCATTGAAAAACGAGCAAACTTTTACAGTTGCACAAGCAAGAGCCCGTTTCGGTGTTGCAAACGTTCCAGCACGTATTGAAGAACTTCGCAAAGAAGGTCATTGCATCTACACAGGTAGACGCCGTAATAGTGAAGGTAAACGTGTTAACTATTACACAATGGGACCAGCAACTAAGTCTCTAGTGCAGTATGCTTTGGCTGCCGGCTATTCTTTTAGCCGCCGTCACAATGGTAACCCATTGACAGCCTAAGTTCGTAGGATGCCTTCGGGCATCCTTTTTTATTATTTGGAGAGCAAATGGAAATTTCAATAAAAAAAGAAGAGTTACAAAAAAAGAGTCTATTTGTAGCCACACCTATGTACGGTGGAAACAATCACGGGTTGTATGCTAAAGCCTGTTTAGACTTGCAAGCGATTTGTATGCAGTATGGAATTCGAATTAAGTTTTCGTTTCTCTTCAATGAATCCTTAATTACTCGTGCTAGAAATTATCTTGTTGATGAATTCTTGCATCGTTCAGACTGTTCACATCTATTATTCTTAGATGCCGATATTCACTTTAACCCACAAGACGTTATTGCTATGTTAGCAATCGACAAAGAAGTTATTGGTGCACCATATCCTAAGAAAGCAATCAAGTGGCGTTCAGTTGCAAAAGCACTTGAAAGAAACCCAAAGATAGAGCCACAAATGTTAGAGAACGTTACTGGTGACTATGTTTTTAACCCAGTAAAAGGTACTGCACAGTTTAACGTAACAGAGCCTTTAGAAGTTATGGAAATTGGTACTGGCTTTATGATGGTTAAACGTGAAGTATTCCCTAAGTGGGAACTTGCATATCCAGAGTTTCGCTATAAGCCAGACCACGTTGGTCAAGCACACTTTGACGGTACTCGTTACATTCACGCATATTTCTATACAGTTATTGACGAGAAATCTGAAAGATATCTATCAGAAGATTATATGTTCTGTCAATGGTGGAGAAACATCGGTGGTAAAATCTGGTTATGTCCATGGATGAAAACAGACCATATCGGTACTTATCACTTTAAAGGTGACATGCCAGCAGTCGCTAACTTTGTTGGAGAACTGTAATGCAAACCGCCATTGATGTTGTAAAGGCTTCTCAAACAGCAACAACTGGCGGTCGTAAGTTTGATGGTAATAAACTAGAATATGGTTTGTTACCGCCTCTTGCCCTAAAAGAAGTTGTGAAAGTTCTTACTTTCGGTGCACAGAAGTATGAAAGAGATAACTGGAAACATGTACCGGATTCTAAGCGCAGATACTTTGATGCAATGGAACGACATATATGGGCATGGAAAGAAGGTGAACAACTTGACCCCGAAACTGGTATGAATCATTTAGCACACGCAATGTGTTGTTTAATGTTTTTATACGAACATGACGTTAAATATTCCCTTGACACAACACATGAAAAAGGCTATAATTAACTTTTACATTATGGAGAACAAATGAAATTATCAAACGAAACAATAGATACCTTAAAGCATCTCGCTGGTATCAAT